AAATCCCTCGGCTGGCACCAATGCAGTACCCGGGCGCTCCACCAAATTGGGAGAAGGCGAAGTGGTGACGCGGCCGATTGTTAATCGGTATATCTCAGGTTCGATCCCTGATCTCCCAGCCATCTTGACAACGGTCGCGCAGTGTGCGATCAAACTCAGATGACGCGCAGAGTGGTGTTGTTTAAGGACCCTACGCTCGGCGACAAATCCTCGGGCCGGGGTCGGTTATACGATAGGCCCGTCGCCGTCATCCCTCTAAAGCGCCGTCCCAAGGGGCGGCGTTTTTCGTTTGTTAACCCTCTTGCTTTTATTTCCGGCGTCGTGTAGGCAATTCCGGTAGCAACCGTTGACATCGGGAGTTTTTCATGCCGCGCCCTATTGCCATAATTCCCGCTCGTCACGCGCTTTAGAAATCCCCCAGCAAAAATTTTTACCATAGTCCCCCAACCCGAGGATGATCTCGCATGTCTGATAGCCCCATCGTTCGCTACCGCCGATATCTCGACCGCTTCGACAGCGCGGGTCGCAAGAAGGTCCCAATGTTCTCTGGCGTGATGGCATACTTCCCGGATGCGATTGCGGCGCTTGCCGAGCACTCTTTCAAGGGCAACGAGAAGCACAACCCGGGCGAGCCGCTGCACCACGCACGCGGCAAGAGCATGGATCATACTGACTGTATTATGCGGCACCTCGCCAACTACAACGGGCTCGACGGCGATGCGCTCGAAGCTGTTGCGCTGTTCTGGCGAGCTGGTGCTCTCTGTCAAGAAGTTCTGGAGCGCAAATACGGACTGGAGCTTCCCGAGGGCGTCATCGATCCGCGCGCCTTCCCGGAAACCAATTCGCTCGTCGGCCCGAACGGCGAGCAAGCGCCGCTCGAAGTGCCCAAAGGCTCCTATGGCGCGTGAGAGTTCACTCTGGCAGCGCTGCCTCACGGGGATCAAGCGTCTCAGGGCGTGTGGTCACAGGGCGCACTTCTGTCGCGTCGAGAACGCTGCCGGAGAGGGCCATCCCGATGTCGAGGGTGTCATCAACGGCGATCAGTGCTGGATCGAACTGAAATCAAACGACCGGCCGAAACGCGCGGGCACCGCGATCAGGTCGAAGACGCGGGAGAGCCAATCGATCTGGCACCGCGAGAGGACAGAAGCGGGCAGCCGCATTCACTGGGTTTTGATACAGGTTGGCGAGGCACATGCAGCACGGCTCTACCTCATCTGCGGAAATCGATATGACGAGATCATCGCGCCCGAGGCAGTCCTCGCCGAGATGTCCGTCGTCAGGCCCGATGCCAATCTCGCGGAAGTGCTCCTTAGAGCATGTGAGGGCTGGTAAGATGCCCTCGAAACAGCCCAAGATGACGATCAAGAGGTTTGCTCACGAGTATTTCGTGAAGGTAAGCTTCGTCGATATTTACGGCCGCAACATCGGCTACGACTACAGCACTATCCTTGCCGAGATCAAGAAGCACTTCCCGCACGCTAACACCTCGCGGCGTTGGCTCCAAGATATGGCTTATGTCCTCAACCGCAGCGAGAGATTGCCGGTCCGACGCCGCTCGCGCCGCGCGCTCGCGCAGGAGTATGCGCTCAGCATGTTACTGCGACAGCGCAATGGGGCAGGGCTTAAATACGCCAGCATAGGCGCTGCCTGTCGTTCGAAATTCCCGGATCAGCGGACCTCCGTAGCAAGTCTTCGCAAGCTCGAAGGCCATCTTCGGCGTCTGGAATTTACCGTCCCCACTCGCCCAGCATGACGGAGGACAGACACACTCGCTACAATCGGTCACCGAAGGGGCTTGAGCGCCGCCGGAAGTATCAGCAGTCGCCGAAATATCTCGACCGCAAACGTATCTATCAACAGTCGCCAAAGGGGCGCGCAACTGACAGGGAATATAGACATGACGAAACCGTCAAAGACCGACGCCGAACGTCTCGCCGACGCAAACGACTTGATCCGAAATAAGCAAGCGCAAATCAATGCGCTCAACAAGGAGCTGCGCGCTCGGTCACAAGCCAATGACACGGCGGAGAGCCTGCGACAGGAAATCTTTGGGCTCGAAGCCTATACCCGCGAGCCGCCGAAGTGGCTCGATCAGCCTCACAAGACGGGCTCGATCACGGGCGTCCCGCTGATCCTCGCTTCGGACTGGCACTGGGGCGAGACAGTCGATCCCGATCAGGTCGGCGGCATGAATGCGTTCAACCGTAAGATTGCCAAGGAGCGCGTCAAGACCTTCGGCAAGGCCGTGATCGATCTCTGCTTCAACCATATGACCTCGCCATCCTATCCGGGTGTCGTCTTCTGTGTAGGCGGAGATATGATCACGGGCGGCATCCACGAGGACCTCCGCGAGACTAACGATGGCACAGTGACGCTGTCCGTGGTCGAGGTCGAGGAACAGCTCATCGGCTTCATCACGATGCTCGCCGACAAGTTCGGCAAGGTGTTCGTACCGTGCGTGCCGGGCAATCACGGGCGCACCACGCTCAAGCCCCGCGCGAAGAACCGCGTGTTCGACAGTTGGGAGTGGGTCATCTATCAGCATCTTGAGCAGTGGTTCCGCGACGATCCCCGCGTCACGATCCACGTGCCCAACGAGGTGGACGCCCACTTCGCGATCTACGGTCACCGCTTCATGCTCACGCACGGCGATACGCTCGGCGTGAAGGGCGGGGACGGTATCATCGGCGCGCTCGGCCCCATCGCGCGGGGCGCGATCAAGGTCGGCCGCTCCGAGGCTCAGTGCGGCCGGGACTTCGACACGCTGCTCATCGGGCACTATCACACGTACATCCCTCGCGGAGATGCGGTGCCGGTGCTCGCGAACGGCTCGCTAATCGGCTACAACGAGTACGCCCGTCTGCTGTTGCGCGCCGGTCCGACGCGGCCGACGCAAGCATTGGCTTTCATCCATCCGAAGCGCGGGATCACGGCCCAGTGGCCGATCTATCTCGACGGCGATGAGCGCCGCAAGCCCGGATCAACCGCGTGGTGCGCGTGGGATACAAACAAGCCAAAAACTGTTTGACAATATCCGGGACCCGCGCTACCAAGCACGGGTCCCTGTCGTATGTGGACGGAGAGCATCGTGGCAGAAGACACTTTCGATATTCTTAGACGGCTCGTCGCCGAGGTCCAGTGTAAGCCGGGCTGGTCCTTTCGGATCAAAGACGAAGACGGTGCGCTTCGGCTCGTCATCACGATCTCTGGCGTCGATAACTACGCGCATGATCGCAAGCTGACCATCAGCCACTATCATCCTGTCCCGATCACAACGTACAACGAGAAGTCGTGGCGGCGCTGGATTTTCGAACAGTGCCTCCGCACAATGAACCACGAGATCGGCGAGGCTCTGTGCTTTGGTCCTGACAAGCTTCGGCCGTTCGCGCCGATGCACGGCCCCGGCGAGGACCCTTACACAGTGCATGAGTGGAGATCGGAAGCCGATGCCCTCACAACTCAGGACGGCTCGCGTAGAGAGGGACCGGTCTAAATGCACCTCCCTGATCTGATCAATGGGCTCTATGAGACCCTAGGCGGCGGCTTCATTGCTCTGTCCATCATCAAGCTCCATCGCGAGAAGACTGTGCGTGGCGTCTCGTGGCTCCACGTCGCATTCTTTTCGTCGTGGGGGTTGTGGAATTTATACTTCTACCCGCACCTCGACCAATGGTTCTCTTTCTGGGGCGGGGTTGCCCTAGTGAGCGCCAATGCGATCTGGCTGGGGCAGATTTTCTACTATAACGCTCGGCCCACTCCCGTCGCGCGGGAGCGGACCGAAATTTATCAGCACATCGATAAGTGAGGACGCCATGATTTTCGTTCGCGTTAGGCCGCCTCACTACACCGAGCTGCATCCGTGCAAGGACCTCGTCGCTCACTACTGGGGTCGAGCCGCCGCTGAGCGGTGCCACGATCAATTCGTCGAGTGCTTCAAGGGCGGCAAATACGCTCCCGACTTTTTCGTCGCCGCGTCCGATGACGGCAAAGACAGCTTCCTCGGTTTCGCTGCCGTGCATCGCACGATGCAATGCACGCACAACATCATCTGGCTCGCCGTGAACCCCGACCTCCGAGGAAAGGCTATCGGCAGGCATCTGCTCGGGGCCTGCCTCCAGAAGGCCGATGATCAGGATTGCACTCTCGTCGAAGTCATTTCTCAGGAGCGAGCGTTCTACCAGAAGCACGGGTTCTTTCAGGTCCGCCATCTCGGCAGCGAGTGGTATCTGATGCTGAAACCATTGGGGGAGTTTGGCCTATGAGCGCGCGGATCAAGGTTGTCCCGGATGCCGAGCCGAATAACGAAGGAAGATGGATCGAAGTCCCGATTGACCTTTCGATCTATAGGCGGTGGCGACACATGGAGGTTGTCGTCAAGCAATACGTTCCCGCCAAACACCATGTCGTAGCAGTGGAGCGGGGCTCGAAATGACAGTCCCGCGCGACGAGCGCGCAGAGCCCGATATCACAAAATGTTACTCCAGAGCCGCAGTGACTTCTCACGTTGCATAGCTGCTATGGCGTTCAACTTCTCCAGCATCGGTCGTGTCAAGAAAAACTTTTTGATACAGGATACCCAATCAAACCGGGGTCGTGATCGGTAATTGTAGATCAAAATCCGAAAATCCCAAAAGTCGATTTGCTATACTCTCCTCACGCGCACGAGATGCGCGGGCTGTTTGAAAACGTGGAGAGAACGAATGACTGAGCGGTATCATGCCGTCAATGGTCAGTGGCCGGAGGATGTTCCGGAGCTGACAGGTCCCGAAGCGGTCGCCGCTGCGAAGCGGCTCTACCGTTTCGCGATGAAGCGAGCATGGAAGGGAACTTGGAAGCTGACCTCGGGGCGGCGCTACACGTGGCCGCGCGGCCGGACCTTCTACGTTAACCCGGCCCGGGGCGACGGGCTACACGGCGGCTGGCGCGATCTCGTGCATATGATGAGCCACTACTGCCATCGGGAGCAATTCCCCCGGGCGAAGCCCCACGGAGCCAACCATCACTTCCTCGAAAAGGAGATGGTTGCCTACGTGATCAAGTCGGGATGGTTGGACGGTCGATTGCGCCCCAAACTGGGTACGCCCCGCCCCAAGCCGGGGCGTATCGTCAGGCTCGACGCCAGCCTCAAGCGTTGGACTACGAAGCTCCGCCGGGCAGAGACGGCCCTGCGGAAGCTGACGCGCCAGCGGGCTCGGCTGGCCCGGCAAATAGGGGCTTGACTTCAACCCGGGGAGCGGGCTAAGAACTCGCCCGCGTCCCCGGGTTTGATGCCCGGCCAAACGCCTTCTCGCAAGGACCGTTCAAACGGTCGGGGATAGAAAGATGGTCGGCGGTTCCCTCCAGCCTCGGCTCGCCCGAGGAAAGGAACCGTCTTAGGAGACCCCGACAAAATTCGAGGCCCTCGGGGAGAGGGTAGCACTAGATTAACCATCCGAATGATTGGGGGCTTGCCCTATCCGGGATGGCGCGCTAAGTTCTGAGGCACACAAGGGAGACGGCCAATGAAGTAAGGTTACGCCGGACGATCTGGAGACTACCCTGTGAGAAACTCCAGTGAGGCGCAAAGATAGCAGGGCAGGCGCGCAGAAATCCGGTGCGCGCTTGTTGGCAAGGGGGACGCAGCCCACATGCCCAAGGCCCGGTAAGGTTCCGTTCGCTCGATACGCGGCGTGGGGTTGTTGCCCACGGGACATAAGAGCGTAACTGCTCTTCGAGGAACGTAAAGGCCCCAGAGAGCGATCTCTGGGGTCTTTCTCTTGTCAGCGGATCGTAATCGGGAGATTGCGCCGGACCGAGGTGTAGGTCTTCCCGTCCGGACAGAGATCATAGACCTCCGAGACATACTTGTACGCGCCCGGCTCTACACTGGAGGGAACGTAACGCGGGCTCGGCGGCAAGTCCTGAGTGCCGAGCTGGGTCGGGGGCGGCTTGAGCGGCTCAATGATCTTGACGACCTCGACGCCATCGCTCTGGCGCACGAGAGACCACTGGACCTCATATGGGCAGAGCCGGTTGAGCGTGACGTTGATGTTCGCATTGAACGGCTTGCCCGCGAGCAGGATCGATGGTTCGATTGTGATGCTGTTTACGACGCGCGGGGGCAGCTCCGCATCTCGGGCCGAGAACAGCGTATAGGAGAACCACGCTGCGGCGAACAACAGCGCGGCCCCAGACGAGACATTCAAGACAAGCGTGGCCCACGTCCCATTGTCATAGAACTTCGCGAACGGATAAATCATGCGCTATCCACTATGGTTGCTGGGGAGAAATCGCAGAACGAAATTCCCGGCCCAGCCGATGATGCCGCCGAGAACGATGAGAATGGTTGTCGCGCCCTTCCAGCGGTTCGTCATAGCGACGACGCTGTCGAGCTTCTTCTCCATTCGGTCTTGCCGCTCAATCAAGGAGGTGACGTTGGCGTTAAGCGCGCCGAGCAGCCTTTGGGTTTCTGCATCCCCGCTCATTTACTGTCCCCCGGCCTTGTCTAAGCAAACTAACACACGATGCTGACGTGCGACTGGATAGGAGCTGACGAAATCGTCCCGGCTCTTATCGGCAAAGTGATAGGCAGCTACGATCTTGTCGCAGTTACGATCCGCGACCCGACTGGGCGACTTGTGGTGATGCCCCGAACAGAAGATAAACAGAAAGCACGCTGCGAGGATAATGGGCATAGCTCACCTCGATTTTGCCATTCGAGTAACGGCGGTCGCGCCCTCATAGAGGAAATAGAAGCCGACCACTATCATAACGATTTGCCACTGATTTACGTCAAGCGGGTCAGTAGTGAAAATTCCGCAGGTTCCCCTCGGAGCTTGGGAACAGCCGACTAGGGAACCGATGACCTTGTCCCAGATGAACAGCTTCGTCAGGATCGTTGCTGGCCCAAGAGCGATAACGGAACGCACGATGATGTTGAGCCGCGAAGTTCCGGCCTCCGCGATCATCAGGTCTCGCTTGGCCTGCAATGTCTGTACGCGCTCGGCCGAGTGGATACGCTCCTGCTCGGTCGTCGCGTTGATGCCTGCGATCTTCTCGTCGGCAATGGCCTTGGTGATCCCATTGACAGTGCCAAAGAGCTGCCCGAGAATAGATGGAATGGCGGTGATGAGGGAGAGCCACATGATCAGGAAACCTTGTCTGGAAACGCAGGAGACGGCAGGACTGTGATCCCGGGCGCTGGGGCGGCGAGCGGCTGACCCGCATTGAGCAGAGCCTCGGCATTCTTGTGCGCGGCGCTGTCGGCGAGGCTACGGAAATACTGCACAAGCCAAAGGACGGCCAGCGTGATCAGGGGCCACGCCCACGTCGGAACCTTGGGCAGGTATTGCGAGGGATCGACGCCAGCTTGCGTGACGAGCGGCGCGAGTTCGTCGTGAGCGAGCACGATAAAGCTGGCGGCCGACAGGAAGATCGTCGTGAGCTTCTGCTTGACGCCAGAGAACTTGATGGCGACGGCCTTGAAGTAGCTCGCCTCGGTGTCGTACAGGTCGCGAAGGACCGGGGTCTCGCGCAGCACTGGGCGCACGCCGAACCAATACGCCACGGCGACCGTGAAGACGATCAGGGCGGGCAGAAGATAGTTGGCGAGGGTATGCGGGTCGAGATTAGACATGGGGCACCTGTAGCGCTGGGAGGACCGGCGGGGGCAGCACAACCGTCGCGTTGAGCTTGTCGGCCTTTTGCTTCTGATACATGAAATAGGCGAAGCCGCCGACGACGATGAAGCCGCCGATGATGAGGATAAGCTCCAGCGGTGCGCCAGCGAAATGCGTGCCAGCGGTTCCGGCTACGCCGCCCACGGTGCCGCTAGTCGTCTTCTTCCCGAGAGCCGGGTCTCCGTGCCGAGCTTTCGGCGTCGAGACCTTCGTGAGGTCAGGAGCGGTGGGTTCGCCGGTCGAGCCGACCCCGGCCAAGAGATGCAGGGCATAGGCCTTGAGGTCCGCTACGCGAGCGCTCCAGCCGCCTCCGAACTCAGCCCACGCGGAGCCATTTCGGATGGCGTGCATGAACTGTAACCGCTCTGCGGTGATCTGGGCGATCAGTTTGGCGGGATCGGCCTTGCGGATGGCGTCGAGAAGTTTCTGATCCATGACGGCGGGGCCGGGGACGCCGAGGATCGCGCGCACAACGCGCAGCGGTCGAGCGGTCCCGGAGTTGACGCCATAGTCCATCATCTCGACATCCACTCCGGCGGGGAGCGCATCGTAGTTGATCGCAGTGGCGTACTTATTCTTATAAATCTGCTCAGCAGTCGCGAGCGTCATCGCGCGGACGATAGGAGCCCACTGCGACATTGAGTTCATCTTCTGGCCCATGAACTCGGCGAGGTCGTAGCACGTGATACCGTACTTGGTCGGGCCGCCCGTATCCTTCGGGTTCCAACCATAGCCACCTTCATACTTGCTGATCATGCGATCAACGAATGGCTTGTACGTGTTCAAGGCCATGGATCAGTCCCCCAAGAAGACTAGTGAAGAGATTAGGCGTGCTAATCTCTTCATGGATTGCGGAGATTACGCTGCCGGAGCGTCGGGCTTTGCAGCGGGGGCGACCGGAGCTTGAGCCGGAGCCGTGGCGACCGGAGCCTGAGCTGGGGCGACCGGGGCCGGAGCGAGCGGAGCTTTCGCGGCCGGAGCACTCGGGAGTTGCGCGAGGACCTGAGCCTGCGCGCCTCTGATCTTGGCGATTGTATCCGCTTCGACATTGTTGAGCGCGGCACGAGCTTGCGCCGGGATGCCCTTGAAGAAGTCCTTGACCTTTGTCGAAAGCACGACGCCAGCGGCGAAGGCGATGACCGCTCCGCCGAGAGCAAGATTGAAGTTTGTCAGGAATGAGAACATGGGGAGGCCTTTCGCGGGGATGGGAACCCTCCACGTGTAGCGGTAACCACGTTCTGTGTCAAGCCGGATAGGGCGCTAAATTAAGTCGCTCGCCGGTTCGCCTCAAACCAATCCCACGTCTCCCGGAGGCCGGTGCGGATGTCATACTGGGGCGTAAAGCCGAGCGACCCGATACGCGACAGGTCCGCATAGCAGGTTTCCCGGCCACTTGGCTTCGAAGCATTCCAGCGGACACGATCCGCGCTGACGCCGGAGATCGAACACAGGGTCTCGACAAGGTAGCGGATGCTGACTGTTTCGCCGCTGCCGATATTGATCGGCCCGGGCTTGAGTTCTTCCGACATGAGCATCTGCACGAGCCGCGCGAGGTCCTTGCTATAGAGGAAGTCCCGCGTCGCCGAGCCATCTCCCCATATCTCAACCTCGCCGCTGGTTACTCTCGCCGTCGAGAACTTCTTGATCAAAGACGGCAGCACGTGGCCGGTCTCTGTGTTGAACTTGTCGCGGGGGCCATAGAGGTTGCCGCTGACGAGGTAGCAATACTCCAGTCCGTAGCTCTGCTGGTAGGCTTCGAGCATCGCCAGCATGTGCCGCTTAGCGTGGCCATAGCCGAACTCTCCCGCGTCCGGGCGACCGTTGTAGAGGTTCTCTTCTTTGAAGGGGATGGGAGTGGGCCACGGATACGCAGCGTTCGTCCCCATGACAGTGATCTTACGACAGCCCACGCGCTGGGCCGCATCGATCACGGCGGTATTGATCAGCGTGTTATCTAGGATACTCTTGCCCTGATTGGCCATGTTACCGCCGAGGCCGTAGACGGTCGCCGCCGCATGGAAGACATAGAGCGGGTTGTTGTCGCCGAGGCGGGCGAAGAGATCGCAGACTGCCTTGTGATCACGAAGATCGACATCCTGACGCGTGATCGGTACGACACACGTGAATAGATTTTGGCGGAGATGCTCGACTACGGCTGATCCGGCGAGCCCGTCCGCCCCGGTCACCACAATGGGCGAGTTCCGTTTCATGGTTGCACCTTATCTAAAGTTTGCTCCCCTATCCTTCTCGGGCTAGGGGTGTCCTGTCAAGCCCCGAAATGCTATTAACCTTTATGCCTTGAGGCCCTTATTCTGTTGATGAGTGACGAGCCCGCGCCGTTGCGCCTGCATCAACTGCATCGCCGCACGCTGCTGGGCCGACATCACACCGGGGAATTTAGGTTGAACGAAGCCGGGATATGGAGGATGGTTACTCGGCACCTCGCCTCCGAGCGCTTCGCGAAGCCATCTCGCCTGATCGTATCGGAAGATGTCCTTCATCTTGGTCAGGAGGTAGGGCGTGTTCATCATCTTAGCCCGGATGAGGACTTCCTCGCGAGAGAGCAGCTCGGTCCAGCGGAACGCGCCGTGGAAGCCGAAGTTGTTTGGGTCGCGCGGGGCCAGCTCCCACGAGAACCGGGACGCGAGCGCAGCGGTTGGCCACTTGAACTTGTCTTCGAGCGTGCGACGCTGAATGCGGCACACATCCCAGTCAGTTGCGACCGGATGAGTAGCTCGGTTCTCGCACAAGAAGTGCCCGAGGCGCTTCGACATCAGTGTGAAGCCGCCGTTGCCGACATCGTAAGGGTCGCCCGGACGCACAACCCACGGAGCCCCAATGTAGTCGTAGTCGAAAAACTCGGGGACCCACTTCTTGGGATCGACGATACCGCCGTCCCATTCCAGCATGAGCGCGAAGTCGGTCTCGACCTTGCTCATGGCGGCCGAGTAGTAGAACTGCCCGGCCTCCTTCTTGGTCGGCCAGTCCGGCACGATCTCGTACCGCGCGCCCTCGACCGGGATGCGCTCGGGCTGATCGGAGTAGATCAGCACGTCGCCAAAGGTCGCCTTGGTTAGGCAGTCGTCGATCACTCGCTTGGTGATGTCGTGGGCACGGGTCTCGACAAAGAGAAGGGTGACGCGGGACAGGTCGAGCATCTTCGATCTCCGTTAGGCTTTCTGCCCGACGTTGTTGAGCGGCATCTGGCCGGTCACGTCGAGTGGACCGCTCCCGATCTTGGGGGCAGGGAAGAATTTGGAGCCCGCGCCCGGATGCGTGCGTAGGTACTCTTGCCGCGCGGCAGCGAGATTGCGGATAGCGACGGAGTTCTTGACGGAGTGAAGAACGTTCGTCCCCTTGTTGAGCACGCTATCCATCGCGATCTTGTAGCCCTGCTCATACGTGAGAAGGTCCGCCGCTGGCGGGTTCTTCTTGCGGAGATCGATGGAGATCGGGCATGAGATGCTGTCGAGCAGCCGCTTCCATGGGAGCCCGGCGACCATCGTCAACTGCACCATGTAGTAATCGATAAAGGGCATGACCGGCGTTGCCTGCACGTCCGGATGATCCTTCACGGCCAGCATGGCTTCGATGGTCTTTCGGCTCAGGAAGTACGGCGGCTGAAATGCGACGTGCGGCCATCCGGGCTTGAAGGTCGATTGATGCTGGGGGATCGCATCGTTGACTTGGTTCGACCACACCACGTCCGGCTCGTCGTAGAGGTATTGCGGAAGGACAGGATCAAGGAGCACGCTATCCGCGTCATGGATCAGGAACGTACTCTCGGGAAATTCAAGAAGGAGGCGGAGATGCTCGGCCTGTCGGTCGAGACTGTCCTGTCCGATGTAGGCGCGCTTGCCGCCGAAGCGGCTCGTGACGCCGGGGTAGTTGACCTCGACCTTGCTGTCCTCGGGGGAGAGCACTGTCAGCGGCAGCTCGTGATGGAGAAAGAACTCCAGCGCTTCGATGACTTGATGGCCGTCGCCTTCGTAGCAACAGACCGCGACCCGTGTATCTCTTCCGTCATTGACGCCCATCACTCACTCCCTTTCAAATCTGCTGAAACCATTTCCTTGACGAGCGCTCGGAAGCCGACTTTCGGCCGCCAGCCGAGGCGTGTCATAGCCTTTGTCGCGTCGCCGCGCAAGAGGTCTACTTCGGTCGGTCGAAAGTATTTTGGGTCGATCCGCAGAAGCGTGCGGCCGGTCTTGTCGTCGAGCCCGACTTCGTTCTCGCCGGTCCCGCGCCAGCGGAGGTCGATACCGACTTCGGCGAATGCCAGCTCGACGAACTCGCGCACGCTATGCGCTTCTCCGGTCGCCACGACGTAGTCGTCGGGCTTGTCTTGCTGGAGGGCCAGATACATCGCCTCGACGTAGTCCTTCGCGTGGCCCCAGTCGCGGAGCGCGTCGATATTGCCGAGGTAGAGGCAGTCCTGCTCGCCCTTGGATATCGCCGCAACCGCCTTGGTGATCTTGCGTGTGACGAAGGTCGGGCCACGGCGCGGGCTCTCGTGATTGAAGAGGATGCCGTTGCTGGCGTGGATGCCGTAAGCCTCGCGATAGTTGACTGTCAGCCAATAGGCATAGAGCTTTGCCGCCGCGTATGGGGAGCGGGGCTGGAATGGCGTTCCCTCGTTGCGAAAGTAGCCGCCCGAGTTGCCGTATAGCTCTGAGGTCGAGGCCTGATAGACCCGCGTTGGGAGGCCGTAGGTTCGAAGTGTCTCCAGCAGGCGCATGGCCCCGAGCGCGTCGGCATTGGCCGTGTACTCCGGCGTTTCGAAGCTGACTTGCACGTGGCTCTGCGCTGCGAGATTGTAGACCTCATCGGGCTCGATATCGAAGATCAAGCGCGCGATGTTCATGCCGTCCGTCATGTCTCCATAGTGGAGCTTGAGTTCTGGAAGGTGATCGATGCGCGAAGTGTTGAAACTGGATGCGCGGCGTTTGATGCCATGCACCTCATACCCCTTGGCGAGCAGAAGCTCGGCGAGATACGAGCCGTCTTGTCCGGTGACCCCGGTGATCAGTGCTCTCTTCATCTGCTCAACTCCATGTAATTTTGATTGTACCGCCAGATGCGCCAATCGAATAGTTGAGCGGAGCACCAACGATGTTGACTGACCATGTAACGGTCGCATAGAGCGGGCCGCCTCCGCCCGCCGATAGCCCGATGTCCGCCGGTATCTGCCCCATCTGTGCGACCGTAGTGGGGTTGGTCGCCGTCCCGAAGATTTCAATCTTCAAGGTGTTGTACGGAGGGAGGTCGTAGCTTCCGGTCGCTCCGGCAACCGAGAAGGATGCAGTCCCGGAGACAACGGGAGTGATGGTGCCGCTGATGGTAGCCGTCTCGCTCTTAGGCGGTACGCTGCTGTCTGTGACTTTGATCGTGTAGTTGAATGGGCCGGGCGTTGTCGCAGTCCCTTCGACAGTGCCATCGCTTTTAAGCACGGTGCCCGCCGGAAGCGAACCACTCGCGAGCGAATACGTGTAGGGAGCGGTCCCGCCGACCGCGATGTTGGCCTGATTGTATCCGAACTCCGCCATTGCCCCGAGGTTGCCAGACGGCGACGTGATCAGCGCGAAGGCTGGCGCTGGGTCGCGAATTGGCGCGGGCGTAGTTGGGGGAGACGGGCCGAGTGTCATCGGAACGCGCTCTCAATGCGCTCCTTGACGGCGCGGCGATAGTCCCGGACACACTTCCGGCCCCACGCGATCTGGGCCTCGGTCAGCTCCGGGTGTTCGTGCCGAGCGATACGTTCGGCGAGCCACAATGGCTTGAGACCGACGCGGGTGACGACTTCTTCGCATGAGATGTCGGCCCGGGCAAGCGTGATCGCGCCAAGCGAGAGAGCAGCGGCGAGCAGCAGAAAGAGCAGCCAAGGGAACAGCCGCTTAATGCTCGGGTCAACGTCCTTGAGATCGATCATGCTTTCAGTCCCCCATTGAAGTGTCGATTAGTCCGATGCAAATCTTCGATATCCTGCTTGAGCCATTCCTCGGTCGGCGCTCCGAACTCTTCTCGGGTCCAGCCGCCGAAGCTTCGAACGTAGGGCCGCAACTCCGGTATCCGCGCTGTCCAGCCGCGTCTAAAACCGTGCGCGGCATTCCATGGCTGCTTGCGAACGAAGTGGTTCCCATCTACGGTCATGTGGACGCCACACAAAACGATATGCGTGAAGCCGTTCTCCCGTGCGATCTTGACACAGAACAGGCCGGTCGAGCCTGACCAATCCCGCGTCCAGTGTGTGACTGCCCCTTCGTAGTTGCGATGCGCCCACACCTTCGGCGGGTCGTTAAAGCCCGTAAATTTACGGCGTGAAAGCCATATCTTGAGTTTGTCGGGATGTAGCGAGACGGCGTGATCGATGTTTCCCGGAAAGTGTTCTATCATGTCATTCCCGGCAAAGATACTGGCATTCTTGCCGACGTGCTCGCACATCTCCTGAGCGAGTTTCCACTCTGCGAACGGGTCTCCGCCGCCGCACATGACGACGGCGATATCTTGTGTGGTCGGCGCGACGATATTGAGCGGCGCGACCGGTGGGCGCATCACGTAGCCGGGCATGTTTATATACACTCTCGGGACACGAACTCAGCGACGGCGCGCTTCGCCGTGTCGAGATCGATAGATTTATCACAGACTTTCTTGCACTGGGAAGTCCAGCACGAGCATGGAGCCCTCGGGCCGATTGAGAGGTAGGGGGCGAAGCGAGCGCCGCTGTCATGGCATCGTGGGTCTTCGTATCCCCCGACGATGGAGATTGTCGGCGTCCCGACTGCCGGACCGAGAATGGCCGGGAAGCCGCTGGAGGTGAAGACGAGGTCACATTGCTTCGCCAAGGCAGCCATAGCCTCGAATACTAACTCGCCCCGGTGGAAATTCAGGTCGGCTTGAGCATCCGGGCCGACGATCCACTCCTGCCCCTCGACGAGATCGGCGACGGAGACGACAAAGAACTTGTCCCGTATGGAGTTGAAGATTTCGTGATAGGCCCCGGCGTCCGCGTTTCGCATGGCCCCGCCGCGCCACTCCGGGCGCGCAACGAGCGGCCGATAGAACATCCACGGCTTGCCCGAGGCCTGCATCGGGAGCGCGTCGAGCACCTTGAAGAGAGCGCTGTCCCACGCGTCCGGAATGGGAAGCCTGTAGTCCGCCTCAGCGTAGCTCGTGCCGGTGACGCTGCACATGACCTCTAAAATTGTCTTGCTCGGCGTCTGGAGGACTTGGCCCCCGCCGTAGGCAACGCGGAGCCCGGCCCGCGCGAACGGGTGCCTAGACGAGAATTTCGCCGCTTCGCTTTCGCGAGCGGCGTTTTTGGATTGGGTCCGCAGGGCGACTGGCCGCCGAGTGACTTTAAGCCCTTCGGCCATGAGGTCATGATAGACCGCAGGCCACGAGGTCTCCAACGTCACGTCCCGCGTCTGCATCAACTGCCGGATCACGGCCCGCTGATGCAGGTTGTCGCCAAGGCCGTGCATGCCCTGAATGTGAAGAGGGGGCTTCACTTCGAAGGTCAGCCGTGCGTAATGGAGGCCGAAGTGATCGTGAAGGGCTGCCCAGCGACGAGGTTCGTCGAGGACACAACGATGTCGCCCGAAGTCGCGCTGACCGTCAGGCCCGAGATGATCACGGTGCCGCCGCCATCGACTGCGGTCGTCACGGTAGCTGCTGCCGCCGTACCCGACGCGTTAGCCGAGGTATCCGTCAGCGGAGCGCCAGAGAACGACAAGACGCCGCCCGTGACGGTGCCAGCCGGGTTCGCCAAAGGCACGGACGCAAGCAGCGTGCCTAGCCCGGACGTGTAGATGTTGAGGTAGCCGGTCGCGCCAATCGCAGTGACCACATCGGTCATGCGCGTGTTCTTGAGAGTGGTGTTATAGTTGACAGACATATCGCTTCTCCTTATGCAACAATGACGGTGCGGCGACGCCGAACCCGAGTGACGCCTGCGCCCAAGGCGTTGAAGCGATCAGGACTTTCAGATGTGTTGAAGGTTCCGGAGACCGGAGCATATCCAGTTGCCGTGAAAATGTCAATCGCCTCCGTTGACGCCCACGTCCCATCTGATCCGTATCCGATGCCCGCGCCCGCGAACGTATCTTTTCGCTCTGTAGCGCTCAGTGTCCCGACCAATGGCTGGAAACCGTAGGCCGAAAAAGCATCCGGAAATTCACTGGCGGCCATCGCGGCGTACATCGCCGGATACCCTGCGCCCGCGAACGTGTCCGTGGCTTCGGTCGAGGCGAGGTCACCGTGCGGCCATGGCACGCCCGGGTAGCCCGAGAAAGCCATAACGTCGGTTGCCTCGGTCGAGGCCCAAGTGTTTCCGCCGACCGCCGTGAAAGAGATTGCGACGCCATACCAATAGGCGTTGCTGGAGCCGAGCGGGACGGAAAGCGAAGACTGCGGTGACGAGAAATTCTTGTACTCGGCTCGCGTTGCGAACTGGGAGCTGCTAAAGCTTCCGTTCGCCGCAACGGAGCCGATATTGGTCCAGCCGCTCCCTGCCGTGATGTCCGCCGAGGCCGGGTTAACCGAATGCTCTGTGAAGAAGCCGACGATCAGGTCCGAGCTATTCGCCGTATCGACGCCAGTCACGGTTGGGGTCGTGGACGATCCGCTCGTGTCCGAACTGACATCGAAAGCGTTCGACGGATCGAACGGGCTATTGATATCGAACAGGCCTGAGACCGCGAAGCCGGTGCATCCGCCGTTATTGGTGAAGCCATCTCCATCCGTAGTGGTGGTCCACGCTACGTTAGTCTGCTGCGCGGCGGCCGGGGCGGTGAAGATGTCGATTGAGATGGTGCCGTGCGTGAAGCTGCCGTAGGACCCATCGGTGTAGGTATAGTGATCGGTGAAGACGCGCGTGAAGGTCAGGCCGGACGCGGTGACGCTGTTGACATGAACCTGATTTAGTGAGTTGTCCGACCGGCCGGTGAAGAACGCGAGCACGACAAGACGGTCGGTCCCGTCCGTAGTGATCGTGCCGCCTTGCGAGGACGAGATACCGACATTGCTGCCGACATTGAAGTTCGTACCGCCGTGGATTTCTTCAATGGCAACTGTCATCGGATCACGTCAGGGTAGCAAGAAGCGTGAACGAGATGTCGAGCTGCACCGCATCCGGAGTGGTCGGGCCGATAAGGGTCAGAATATCTCCCGGAACGAAAGTGACTGCTGTCGTGAACGTGACGAGGATATCGACAGGCGACGGGCCATCAAATTCGATGGTGCCGATGCTTGTCCCGTTCTTCGCGATCTCGTAGACTACGTTAGTCACGCTGGGGATGCGCTGATAGAAGACCGAACCTTCAAGATTGATCGGCAGCGTCATGTCATCAGTGACGGTGTACTGCAACAGCGTCTCCGCCGGATTGGGCTGACCTTCGACAAAAACGTGCAGTCGAATGAAGTCGTTCTGCCATTCTGACGCCGGGCTGCCTGCGGTAGCGACGAGCCGCTGGCCCCGAGTGCCGTTGGGCGGAACCCCGTTCGCGGGCTCCGCGAGCAGGAGGTTGTAGAGTAGATGTCCCTGCCCGTCAGTCGCGAACGCGGAGAATGTCGTGCCGCTCGTGTGAGGAATGACAATGAGATAGAGCGCCCCGTCATGCGAGACGACATCGTAAGCCGCATACGTCGTGATCGGCTCCCATTCATCGCGCGGGTTCCACTGCGAACTCGGGATCACAAACGGCCCGAGCACACGATGATCTGTCAGATGAATATAGAAGAGATTGCCGCCTGCTGGCTGATTGATATAATCGATCCCCGCGCCGACAGATTGGTGATCTTCAAGGGCCTGTACCGCGCTAAAGAGCGTCCAGAAATTGAGATCGATAGTGACCGCTGCGAGGTCGGAGCCTTGGCCCCCGCCCCAGCGAGCTGGATCGTCGGTACGAAAGACAAGACTGGCGGGCATGGGCATGATCCTTTGAAGGTTGTGTCATTAACCGTATTTCAGTGAAAAGTCAACTACCGGCCTTTGAGCTTCGGTTTTTCAGGATCAGACGTGTCCCACTTGTTTGGGTCCAGTTGCCCGACAGCGATGTAGCTCGCATATGCCCCGTGCAGGCCTACGATGTCGCCCGGCGGATATAGCTGCAAAGCCATCCCGTTGATGACAGTGATGTCAGAGCTGCCGATCACCCAGAACTGGCCCGGGAGACCGCCGATATATCGGCCGCCCGTTTCCTTCGGGCCGGGCGTCTCGGTCGTGTGTTCGTCGTACAGCGGAACGTGGAAAGCTGTACTGGGGTAAGTGAAGACCGATGGCCGGGTAGCTCCCAAGAAGCGCTGAGTGCCGCCATTGTCAACGGGATAGGGCCAATGGATGTACCACCAAATGTTTTCGAGAGTGATCGCGCAACCCGCCATCTGCTGATTGAACGCATCCGAAGTTGCGTTCCAGTCATCCGCCCATGCCTTCGCCGCTTGCGCGGCGAGCTTCTTGGTCAGTGGCTCGGCGGTCCACTTGATGGCTGGAGGGATAGGCTTGATGAGTTTGGGAGGCGCGATCCCAGTGAGCTGCCAGATATCCGGATTGCCCCTGACGCCGACGATGCATGGGTCCGCACTAAGCCCGTTGGGCTCTTTGTCGTCGAGATGCGTATCAGAAAAATCTACCAGCCCCCAGTCTCCCGTATCCCCTGCGGTGATCGCGTCTTCAAGCGACCCGTATCCGAATGGCTGAAACGGAAAGAAAAATACTTGGGTATCGTTGAGGTTCTGAGTGAGGATGCCCGGCAGCCATTTCCATGTAAAGCTGGGAGGCGTGCCCGCGAAGCTGCTGAGGCTGGGGTTGCCAGCCCAGACATACTGACCCGGGTCCACGTACAAGCTAAACGTCTTCGCAGTCTGAGTAGGGACGTACCAATACCACGGGCCGCCCTTCGGGTTGATCGCGCGCGGCCACCATAGCGGACCGCACGCGACCTTCACTGCATCAGCATACGAAGTGCCGCTCTTGTTTAGGAGCGCCCCTTTGCTCTCTTTCGGAAAAGACGCATACACGGAAGGATCAGAGTTTGACGGCGGAGCGGTGTTCCCCTTTGGATCATACCCGGACGGCGTCATGGCGGTCGAGGCGCGACCCGAGCCGGAGCCGTCGTCACTCGACGGCATCACAACGACCATCTCTTCCCCGTTGATCGTTCGGAAAGCCATCGTATCGCACCGCTCGACTAGAAGGAAGTCCGAGGTCGGGTCGTTAGGGTCGCTGTAGAGTTTTTCATAGTGGACACGGCGAGTAGCTTTCGCATTGCCCTCGCCGGTCGTCGTGTTATAGACTGCGGCCCCGTCGTTGCGGGTCAGGTCCAAAATCCACTCTTTGCCGTTCTCGTCTTTGAACGCGATTGCGTCGAGGACCTCGACATCGATAATCTGGGTCTTGTCCGCTCCCTTGAGCCGCTTCATATGCGAGCGTCGCGTCGCTTTGCCCGGCGTCTTTCCATTGCCACCGCCGGTTTCATCGACGATGTACGGGACTGCTTTTTCCGCAGCGAGGTCGAGGACCATCTCTTTGCCGTTCGCGTGACGGAACGCGATAGCATCGAGCACCTCTATGTCGATAAACTGTTTAGTCGTTCCGATCCGGACGACATGGGTTTTACGTGTTGCCATCTTACTGCGCCAGCTTCCCGGTGGTCATGTCGAATGCCGTCGAAGTTTTCTCCGTATGGACGGCGGCCATGTAGGAAGAGATCGACGTACTTGAGCTAAAGCTGAATGTTTTACTGCCGCCGATCTGGCCAACAGACAGGCGCACGGGCGGGGCGCTCGCCGAGTTACCCGGATGGAACGGCTGCGGACTGACCTGATCGCCCACGAATGGACGGATGATTGCTTCGAGTGTCATGGCGACGACGGAGCCTCCAGATTGATCCCTTTCGGAACGACGAGCGGCGAGACCGAGATGGCGTATGATCCGCCGAACGGCCCGTTACCCGCGCAGGGCTTCAAAAGACAGGACCATGAGATCGGATTTGCAGCCATCACGTAGGGCGTATTCTGACTGAGCAACGCGAGCTGTTCGCGCGTGATCTGCCACGCCACATCCGGCGCGACGCCGTTTTGATGAACCGTCGCATTCGCTGAGCCGACCGAGCCGCCCGCTTGGTTCAAATACTGGAGGATACGCGCGGTCGCGAATGAGGCCTCAATCGCCTTCTTCTGATCGGCGAGACTGCCGCTGACGAGCCCGCCATCGCTAACATCTTGCCAGCGGAGGGGGAAGTGAAGCCCATCATCGAACCCGCCGTAGACCGGCAATGAAAACGTAGTGTCATTGCTACCGTGTGGCACCATCGCTCCGTCATAGCGTTGATATCCGACTTGCATGTAGCCGGGAGCCGCGTACTCCGGCGTTCCCGTGATCTCGTCAATGCTGTCGCCGAAACCAATGGCACATCCGATTTCGACTTTGCCCCGAAGCTTGCCGTCGCCGCTGCATGAGAGCGAGTACGCAGTGATCTTGCCAGTGGCCGCGCCGCCGGGGAGCCGGGGATCGAACAGCGTGCCGTTCTTACGGCACGAGAGCGGGACCGCGTCGGCGAACCGACACTCCCAGCCGATCTTCACCGCTCGCGCCCGGAACCGCAGACGAGCACGAGCGCGACTGATAAGATACTCGACACTGGCAATGCCCCGAGATGTCGGGAAGTAGCTGCGCGCTCGCACGTCGTTCGCGGTGCCGCCAATCGGGATACCCAGAAGCGCGGGAGACGTGCCGAGTACGGTCCAGATCACGGTGCCGTCCGCAATTGACGCGCCTACCACCGTCGAGAAGTTCGGCTGCTTGATATAGTTGATGTGGCGGACTGCTGGAGTGGGCTCGACATTGGACGTAACTGGGGGCGTGTACGTCTTGACGATGTACTTGCCGTTCGTCTGGCCCGCCGTGGTGCAGAGATAATAGCTCGTTGCTCCGGGGACATCCTCGAAGGTGCCGGTGCTCGTGTTGAATACCTGATTTTGCAGAAGCATGATCTGCCCGAGCGGGACATACGCGCCCGGAGCCCAAGCCGAGGCCTGCGACACGCCTTGCGTACCGAGGCTGGCCCAGACGACGCCATTATCATTCGTGATGAAGCCGGGGATGTCGCTGAATACCGGCTCGACCACGCCAGCGGTGCCAGCCTGCACGCAAACCTGATACGATAGACCTCCCGGCGTAGTTGGGTTGTTCGGGAAGATCATCTGTGCGAGACTGACGTGCCTGCCCGCAAAATCAGTCCACGCGTCCACTTCGATCAGCGGTTGCCCGATATCGACCGACGAGACTGTGAGCAATTCAGTGTTTTGATCGACAGTTGGCGAAGCGAGAATGCCCTGCACGTTTGCAAGCATGTCGAATGACAGCACTTCCGAGAACTGCCGGTTCGCGTCATAGCGAATTGTCATGTCCATCGAAACATTCCAGAGCGGAATGATCACGCCGCTAGAAGACGCTTCGAGGGAGGTATTGGTCGGCGGATCACTGTCTGGAAAGCAGACGCCGCCTCGATAGTAACTCGTCAACACATTTTGCAACGGATCGGGCGCAAGCAGGGCAGGGCCGCTCGACGAATACGACGACGACGCGGTCGAGCACTGACCCGGATTGGGGTCAGAGTTCGTCCACGAATAGTTGTAAGACGTGTTTGGCGTCTCGGAGATGAAGTAGACATCCGTCACAAAGCTTGTCTCGCACTTGTACCCGCCGCCGAGGCTTGCCCCGGGCTTCGGCCAATCGCTGAGCAGCGTCTCGCCCGTATAGCTGGAGATGTTGACTGCTGGCACCTTGAAGAAGCCCGACGTGCGCTGGGTCCAATTGACAGTGGCCTCAACGCGGATGTTCACGAGCGGGGGCTGCCCTAATTGCAGCGAGACGCTATCGTAGAACGCGTGATCCTCGTCGAACTCGGCGTTGCCGTCTTCGCCAACGAGGATGTCGGACGCGGTGATCGCGAGCGACGTGCGGTCGATATGCCAGAGCGCCGACCATCCTTCGAGGATCGTGTCCGGGTCATCCCGCTTGGTCGTCTCAATAAAGATCGGATCGTAGTAGGGCGAGGTCTTCATGGTTTCGGCGAGCGCCTGTTTGTTCGCAATGAACTGCGGCGAGCGCGCGATGAACTGGAGCGTCACCTTCTCCTTGAAGAGGCTCGTAGGGACGCCGACAAGCACGCCGAAGAACAGCGGTACGAGCGCTCCGTGATAGTTCGGATCGGACGCCGGGCTCTGCCATCCAAGCCATGCCCAGACTTTGCGCCCGGGCGAGAGCAGCCCGATGCGGGGGTTCTTTACGATGATGTCAAGCGTCGGGATTTGTCCCTCGTCGTGCTGGATGACGAACGAGAAGATGTCCTCGTCGAACACGTTCATCGTGTTCGGATCGAAGGTCGTCTGGGTCTCATCGACCCACGCGAAGGTGAAGGGGAGGGTCATCTAGTTTTAATCCTAACCGGGATCATCTTTACGCCTTCGGCCTTATAGGCATTCCAGCGGTTTTCGCCGTCTTCTATCGTGTTGTCTTTGTTGACCGCGAGCGGCGGAAGAGAGCCCCCTGTCCGGATCGTCTTTCTGATCTCGTCTACTTTGTAGCGCATGTCGCCCGGATACGGCACGTATTTCTCTCCGGGATATGCTTCGCGAAAAGCCCTCTCGCTGGCCGCATCTCGCGCTTTGAATTTCTCAATCATCGCGGTATTCTCTGGGCGCGGACGGAGGCTATTCGTCGGCACAAGTTTGACCGGGCTCCAGCCCGGAATTTTATCGATGCCGGAATTATGCGCGTTACTGCCGTGACCCTTGGCATCTTTCATCAGACTTCCTCAAGCTCTAAGGTCCAGCCTACCACGTTCTTCCATTCATCAAACTGAGTTTCGACGGTCTTGACCATCATCGTGAGTTCGGGTCGATAGAAGGTGTATGCTCCTTCGGTATAGACAGAGCCGGAGACTGGCGTGCGATGGTTGGGGCCGTTCCCGCCGCTCGTGAGATACGAGAGCCCGACCGCGCACTGTACGGTGACGATCATACCGGGGAAGACGCCGTCGAGCGGCGGAGCGTTCGTATCGCTCGGAGAGGTGATCTTCGAGGAATACTTGCGGAACTGCGCGACTGAGAGATCGACGAGAGTGCCGTTGATCGTGCGGTCCTGCTGAGTTGCCTCGCCGATCACGGACAGGGTTTGCGTCAGGCCACGCGCCTGATACAGCATGTTCCCGAACGATGAGATCGTTAGGATCGTATCCGCATTCGCGGGGAGAATGTTTTCAAATCCGCCGGGCATGCTATTCTACCAATCCTGTTAAGTGCTCGTGGTTCGGCACGACAGCCGAGATACTGCCGCTGTCTTCGGCATCATTTGTGTAATAGAAGCCGTGCTTGCCGTTGCCCTTGGTCTGCTGCGCTCGGGCAAGAGCATTGGCTCGCGTGTCGGTGTACGGCGTTCCCGGAGAGTTCTTCATCGGGCCATTTATCTGATAGGCCCGGACAGCCGGGCGCATGGTCAATGACATTGGCGTTCGGTCCCTCCCCATCGTCGGCAAGCTCTTTCGCTGATCTGGATAGTAGTCTTTTTGCGGGACCTCTTCGTCGCAACTACCTGCATTGTATCCGGACGCCGGATACTTATTGTAGTAGGGCTTCTCGCCACTCTCCATTTTAGCGAGCGTTTCCTTTCCGGCGAGCAGCGTCTTTCCATACTCTCGCGTCCCGTCCCAGCCTTTCCCATCCGCAGGCACGCCGATGCGCGCTTCAAGCGCCATGCGGGCGGCGCGATAAGTGCCGACATGGATAGGGCCAGTCAGACCGGGAAAGCCGGTCGGCGAGCCGTGATACCACACGGGCAAGTGTTCGCCCGCGAGGCCTCTAGGATTACTTCCGTGTCCCAGTGCGTCTTTGGGCATTTACTTCATCCATGAAGGGTTGCTACCCGCCGCCGAAGTCTGGCGGGCAATCGCGAAGCTGGAGAGGTCGTCAATCGTGCTCTTCGGCCCCCGCAAACCATTAAAGGATCGTCCGTCGATTGACAAGTTCAATGTGCTCGTCGCGGGCACGCTGCCGCCGCCGGGCAGACGGACCGGAGATGGCACGAGGCCACCGGACGCGAAGCCGGGCAGCATCATGTTGTTCAGCGCATGGAAGAGCCCAGCGCCATATGTCTGCACCGCCGCTGCCTTGATGACGAACTCGCCGCGCGACAGGCGCGCGAGGATGCTGTCGCTCGTAGTCGTTCCCGGGCCGTTGATGGGGCCGCCTTCCGCGAACCCCTGCGCGCCACTTTCGCTGCCTCCCGCGCCAGCACTCGCGCCGCCGCTCTTGCCGCTTATCGGAGATAGGGTGTTCGCTGCCGCGACGATCTTCGAGAGGAAACTCCAGATAGCCTTCACCTCTTCGAGGACGCTCTCCAAGAATTTGACTACCGAGCTATTGGTGACCGCCTCCCATGCGCGAGCTGCCCCTTCTCGTACTTTATCCCAGTTTTCCGCGATGTAGCCGATAGCTGTCACCACGACCGCAATCGCAGCCGGGACCGCCAGCCACGCGGATGCGAAGAGCGCAACCGCCGTGATAGCCGCCCCAATAAGAGCCTGCATCGCCCTCCCGGGCTCAAGATTGAACGCATGATCAATCGCAGTCGCGAGCTTCTGATAGCCCTCGATAACGACCCCAAGACCCGCACCGATAGCTTGAACGCCCGCTACGACCGCATGCAGCAGCCCGTCGCTCGTGGTCAGGCTCTCATTGAGCGCTTCAAGGAAGCTCGTGAAGATTGGGCTCGCGGCAGCCGCGAAGTCGCGATTGACAAGTTCGATGCTCTGACCTAGCGCAGCGATAGCATCTCTAAAGTGTTCGACGTTCTGCCGCCCTTGCTCGTTGACCGAGAAATGGGATTTGGCCGCGTTCTCGAACCTCTTGAAATACTCCGGCCCGCGCTCCAGCGCGTTGAGCAGCTCAAAGGCCGCTCCACTCGTTGTGCTGAAACCGCGCTGACTGAGCTGCTGGACGATAGCGAGTTTTTGCGAGCTGTCGATGAGCTTGCCCTGTTCGCTGGAAAGAACACGGGACAGCTCGACCATAACCTGAAAACCGGTCGGCGGCTTATCGCCGACCTGAGCGGCAGCAATGATGCCCTTAGTCAGATTGGTGACCGAAACTTGCGTCAGATCGATAGCCGTCGTGGCCGCCTTGCTACCGTCGGTCAGCCCTTCGATTGCCGACTTGATCGCCGGGATGCTCTTGAGCGCGATCTGCTGAGCGCGATCCTCGGCCTCGGCGCGAGCGGTGATCGCAGAGCGCACGGCCTCTTCCGCCTTCTGTCGCGAGGTCGCAGCCTCGGAAATGGCAGTCTCGTGTTTTAGGGCGGCATCCTCCGCCGCCTGTTCGAGCTGAGCTTGCTTAGCCGCCGCTTGCGCCGCATGCTCCTGCTGCGCGATGCGAGCATCCGCTGCCGCCTGCCGGGCTTTGTCCACGGCAAGCTGAGCTTCGCGAATTTGAAGGGCCTGCTTGTCCGCTTCCGATACTGGGCGGCCCTCTAGCTCGGCGAGCCGCTGTTGCGCGCTCTCCAAACTAAGATCGGCACCGCGCACGCTATCCGTGTCGTGCTGGATTTGCTGGAGCGCATGGGAGGCCGCGAACTGGAGCGCGGTGTATGCCGCTTGTGCCCGAAGGGACGAGTTAGCGATCTTGCTGGCGGTCTCGTCATTTACGAAACCAAGTGCCCGCTGGGCCTCCTGCACTTTGATGGTCGAAGAGACAACACGCTCCTGAGCCGCGTCCTGTTCGTTGGACGAAGTCCGGATACTCTCGGTAATCGCAGGCCACTCACGCGCGATAGTCGTCGTGAGCCGCTGGGCGAACTGCTCGAAGGTACGCGTGCTGACGCCAGCGGCGGCAAACGCGGCTTCGAGCCCGACGACTTGCTCAGTCGTGGCCCCGAACGCCTGCGCGAGGAAGTTGGTACGCTGGATGGCTTCGTCATTGGCATCGACGAACGCTGAGATCGCGCCGACGACCCCGATGATCGTCGCGCCTACTTCGCCGATTGCTGTCCCGAAGATTTCAAGTCCGCTCGCTCCGCTCTCCGCCGCTTCGCTAAGCTCCTTGATCGCCTCGAAGCCTTTCTCTCCGATCTCACTGAGCTTATTGATGACCTCGGCGTCGCCGTCGATCAAAATCTTTTGCGTGATGTCGTCAAGATTGGGCATCAGACGGTCCTACTCCTAAACGCGCTATCGAATATCTGACGGAAATTCCCCATCACACTCTTCACGATTTCGCCGGTATGGAATTTCTTCGGGATCGTGACGCTCTCGACCCCGAAATACTTCGGTTGTTTATCCGAAATGGAGAAGAGCAGCGGTGGGCCGCCGCTCTTGCGGTTGACGGAGAAGAGCCCTCCACTATACGCGCTTGCGGGAGTGCGCTCGGCATCCGTCCCGCTGATCGGTATCCAGAGGAATGGATTTCCCTTGATCACACCGCCGGTCTCGAAAATCCCGGCATAAGGGATATCATGCGTGACGCTGATCCGCATGTTGCCGAGCGTGTCGCTCACGTCTACATGCAGGCCCTCCGTCCAGCGTTGTCCGAAATTTCCAGCTCCAGCGATATCCGCATCGGCCTGTTCTTTGATCATGGACGCAGCCATGTTGACTGAGGCAGTCAGGGCCTTCTCGAACCGGTCTCGGAGCCCAGCCAAATTCTGTTTGAACTTCGGGGCCGCGATCTTATCGGTTGTGATGCGAAGGGGCATCAGGCATCCCTCTCCCAAGTCTCCAATTGCTTCTTGACCGCCTTCTCGTCACCACTCTGCGCGAGTAGCATCAACGAGAGCGAGGCATGGTCCTCACGGTTCTTCCGTTTGACCGCGAGAAACGTGAAAGCTGCCATCTGTCTGGGGGTGTAGTCCCAGACTACGCTTGGGGGGTGTCCGGCGGCGATGAGGGCTTCGATGCTGGCGGCGATTTCAAATCCGGCACCTTTGAAGAGAGGCCGGAGTTGGCTGCGCCTGCGAGGGCCATGATCCTCTCCGCGAAAGGGGCGAACCCTCTTGTAAAGGTAAGCCTCCCTACCGCTTCCAAAATATCAAACTGGGTCTCGACCCCGAGCCCGGCTGCTACCGCTTCTGCCTTCTCATCGCCGAGGTTGTCGGTCGCGGCTGCGATGATCGCGGCCACGGCATCGGGAGCTACTGCCAGAAAGTTTCCGAGATTGAACCCTTCACCAACCATTCCCAGAACCTTGGGAAAGCGCTTGAAGATTTCGAGGCCGGTCTTCGCGCTGATACCGTGGACGCGGAGGTAGCTGTCTCCAATTGGCACGTCTTCATACATTGGGGCGAGATCGGCCAGATTGAGGCCCGGCTTGGTGCTCATAATCTATTCCTTATTCGAAGGGGGACATTCGATAGGGTAGAAACCTTATACGGTACGCGGATGCGGAGGCGGACCGGCGGGGACGCCACGGAGGGCGTTCGGATTGTGGACCCGGATCGTTTCGGTGATCTCGATTTCGAGGTCCTCGTCGTCCGCTACGGGGTCGGCAGCCGGAGCGGGATCAGCCGCCGGAGCGGGGTCGGCGGCGACTTCCGGGGCCGGGTCGGCAGCGACTTCCGGGGCCGGGTCGGCAGCGACTTCCGGGGCCGGGTCGGCAGCGACTTCCGGGGCCGGGTCGGCGGCCGGAGCCTCAGAAACGGGGTCTGGAGCGGCTGCCGGGTCGGCGGCGACTTCCGGGGCCGGGTCGGCAGCGGGCGCATCCTGAGCCACTACAGGGGCGGCAGCGGGGTCTTGAGTTTCGTCGGTCATGGGGGGAGTTCTCCGGTGGGATACTTCATACGCCGAAACGGACATTTTCTGTCCGTTTTGGCCTATGAAACCATAAGCCCCGTGGCCTGTTTCAACGGATGCTGAAAACAGGCCACGGGCTGATAGCTTAGAGGTTGCTGGTAGGCGAGTTCGGCAGCGAGACGGTCGCGGTGCCGAAGGTCTGTTGCAACTGATCGAACAGCACGTCGCCTTCGAGATCGATGACGCCCCACGTATTCGCGATCAGGCCGAGAGCCTTCGAGGGCGACAGTTTCACGAGAGGGAAGTTCACCGTCCAGATGGGGCCGATGTCGTTGGTGCCGACGAACCGCACCGAGCCGTAGATGACCGGGCTGGAGAAGATGTCGATTGTATCCGGGACCGGCGACGGGCCGCCGGTCGGCAGACCGAGCAGAGCGAAGCCCATGTTGCGCGCGGTCAGCTCTTCGAGCTGCATCGTAAGCGAGCCCGCGATCTCAATGACGGCGGTGAAGTCCTTGACACGAACGCCGGTCCGGCTGGAGAAGTGGTCAAGCTGAGTGACCTTCGCCAGAAACTCGAACTGCGGAACGTTGCCGCAATCAACAAACTCGGTCTCGCCAAGCAGCTTGATGCTGACGATGCCCTTGCCGATGTAGTAGTTGCCGATGTTCGGGCTAACGAGGGAGCCCTCGATATGTTCGTTTCCAATGGGCATAGGTTCTCTCCGTTAGGCTGCCGCGAACTCGTCAGGGATGAACGGGTATGAGAACGTGAAGCTCAAGCCCATCTGCCCCTTCATCTGCCGGTTGCGCGCGAGGTCAGTGACGCATCCGTCGTATAGTATTGACCCACTCGACCCTGTAATGGCCTGTAGGTCCCTATCGTGTAGGATCAGATTGATGATCGCCACACGCGCTAAACCCAAGTCCTGCCCGACTAGCACGTTCTTCGGTTTGCGAACGTCGAGCACAACATAAATCTCCGGCGTCATTTTCAGGATACCGGGTCCGGGACGCTCACTCCGCCCTTGCATAGAGGGGAAGTTAAAATCACGAACCTCGTCAGCATCCAAGAGGATGATGCCCGGGACAAGCTCCTTCGGGAGTTCATCGCGATTATGCACGATGTTTCCCGCCGGGATCGTTCCCGTAGAAAGTTGAATGGTCAGGCCGGACAAGAGGGTCACAAGCCTATCCAAAATCAGTTGCCGCCGATCTACCTTTGCGCTCATCGCCGTACCGTAAATTCCCAGAGAACAGTTACCCCGGCAGGCGCAGTTGGCTTGGGCTTACAAGTCAACGGCAGAATTTCGTGGATCACGGGCGGGCTCGTTGGGGGCTGCACGAACGTCACCAATTGATCCTGTTCATTGTCCGGCGGCATCAGTTGCACCTCCGAATTTGCCGCCGACATGATGACCTTTCGGTCGGTCGGATTAGCAAGGTCGGCGGGCTTCTCGCGCGGATCGTAGCTGATGATCACGACCCGACAGGGCCGATCTTCTGGGCTACTCCCTGCGCGCCGGAGAACCGCGTCCATCCCGAAGTATTGGATGAGGTTGTCGGCATCCGTGATAGCGCCTTGGTAGTCGAATTTCGTGGCCATTCTATGTTATCCTATGGGGGCGAACAACTAGCATGTTCGCGGCTTACCGGATGACTGTCCGGCCGCCGCCCGAGTTGAGCAGCCCCGCTTTCGAGAGCATTCGATCCACCATAGGGAAAGACGCAAAGAAGCCAATTCCTAGCTTGGTGTCATAAGCGGTCACAGTCTCCAGCGGGCCGACTTTCTTGGTGATCGACGAGACGACGCCGCCCGCGCCGACGAGGTTGGGATCGTAGTCCGGCTGGAGCACGGTCCCGTTGAGGACCCTGATCGCCAGCTCGGCGCACGCCGCCCTGATCTGCTTGGGGATGCCGTTGACCGTGTCGCCGTTGAAGTCGATGACGCCCTGTCGCGGCCATTCAGTGCTTTGCTTCGAGGTCGTCGGCGTGAGGTAGGAGACGCCATTCAGCGCATAAGGCGTGAGCCACGTTTCGAGGAAAGTGGCGTTCGCATCCATCACGGCGGAGCCGATAGTCTGCAAGCGCTTTACGCCGCTGTAGCGATAGCGCTGATCAAGATAGTCCGTGCCTTGCACGATGGCAGCCCTTATTTGCTGCACAGTAGCGTCCGCCGGGACCGCGTTGCCGCGCGCCGCGTGATATTTGGTAAACTCTTCGACCGAAATGTACGCGTTCGCCCCGTCAATCTCTGACACGGTCGAGGTCTCGTCGGTGTTCGCGCCAGTCGTCCACGTGATCTGCCCGAACGCGGGCCAGTCGGCCATGTTCGCATTGATCGTCGAGACCGAGAAATGCTCGTCATCGAGAACCTGACTGACAGTGAAGGGGAGGGACTGAAACGTCGGGGTTGCAAAACTGGCGGTCCCGTCATCCGGGAAGCCCGCATAGACGCCAGTGTCGCCGACCGTAATATGCTGGGCGGGCGATGGCGAGGGCATTATCGTCACTTGCGCGACGGTGCCTGTCTCATCCTGTACCGAAAAGATCGCGGTCATCACTCGTGCTTTCTATGCTAAAGCGCCGCCTGCATCGCTGCACGGCGGCGCTTTGGGGGTAGCCTTGCCCGAGATGAGCGAAACCATTGGGCAGAGACCTCTTTAGTAGTTCACCGCTGCTTTGCGGGGAAGGAATGGCCCCGGCGTCGGGCCTCGCCCATTGCGACCATTGTTGCGTTTGCGGTCCATGAGGGTCTGATCGACCGGGTTCGCCGCGACATTGGGCTCAAACCGCGAACCGGTCACGCGCTCCCGAAGAAGCTCCTGCTGCCGAGCAAGGTGGATTTTGATCGCTTCGGCCGGAGAGATTGGCGGATACTTCGAGCTGTAGACTTGGAGCGCACGAGTAAGACGGCCTTCGGCCTGTTGCACGCCGCGCTGAGCTTCCGAGACGGCACTCTTGGCCGCTGCGACTGCCTCTTCTGCCGCATGCACGCGGGCAAGAGCCAGTTTGCGGAGACGCTCGTGCTCTTGCTCGGGCGAGAGTGGCTCGTCGCTGTCTTCGTCATCCATCTTCGGCCCAGCCGCAACCGGATCGATGATCGTGTCGGTCGAGGCTTTCGTCTCGGCAGCTTCATCGTCGGGCTGCACATCCTCGGAGACGCTGTCAGTCGTTTTACGCGCGAAGCCGGGGAAGGCATCGTTAATCTGCGCCCGGGTGATGGTCTTGTCGTTCGCGAGGCGCTGCACCTCGGTCACGAGCGGCGCACCATCGTCGGTCCAGAGCGCATCGTTCGTGTGGTCGAGACCTTCGAGAATTTGCTTGATAGCTTCTTTGGGGAACGTAGGCATTATTTCACCTCATGGTGCGGGGGACAGAATAGGTCGGGGTCGGAAGTCAGATGCGAAGTCTGCTCTCCCGACCCCTATGCTCAAACGTGCGAACCGAAAGTGTCCCCCTCTTAGCCCGCTACGTCGAGCAATTAGATCAGGGGAGCTGACTGATATTGGTAGCGGCCTTGACCCGGTCCGCACCGTACTTGGTCAGCTTGGCGTAAATCGTTGCAGCGGTGCTCGACAAGCGCGCAGCCTGCGCGGCGAGGAAAGCAATGGCCTGCTGCGAATGCCGCAGACGGGCATACGGAGCATGACGCTGATGTTTGTTGTATTCACGCGGCGAGGGCGTGGTCTGACCGGAAAGCTGATTGGCCATGGTGATCCTCCGAAAGAGAAAGAGCCCGCCCGATTGCCGAGCGGGCTCTTATAATGCAGGCGCTCGACGAGAGCCTTTAGCTCTCGCGGGTGATCAGGCGGGCAAGCTTGATCTGCTTGCGTTCCGGGAACACGCGGACCCACGAGTGGGAATACGCGAGGTTGTTCGCGGTCGCGGCGTTGGTCGGGCCACCATCGGTAGCGGGCGAGCCGACGTAGGCATGGCCGACCGGATGGATGCACCACTCGACGCGGTTGTAGAGAGTATCGCTACCCGCGCCGTTACCACGGTCCGGATTGCGGAAGACTTCGGTCGGCACGATGGGCGTACCCACGCCGAGCCGGAACGCGGCAGGACCCACAAGCCACGTATGATAGATGCCTGCGGCGGTCTGCGCGCCGTTGCTGGCGTCGCCAGCGGGGTTGGGCATACCGTCGTCAACGATCACGCGACGGCCCATAAAGGTCGGAATGTTGACCTTGCCTTCGCTGTCCGGGACGAAGTCGATCAGGTTGTTCTTCTGCGCCGTCGAATAGACGATGGAGTGCATGAACACGGCGGTCACGTCCTCGGCGGCGTCGCCGAGCAGCGTGCAGGCATCGATAAACGCCGAGCCTGAGAAGTTGGTCACGCCTGCCGAGAACGACACGCCCGAAACGTCGTGGGTCAAGTCATTCTGAGTGCCGTAGGCCGCATTGATGCCGACTTGCCCGGAACGGCCCAGCGTGGGGTCGGCCAGAGCGTTGTTGGCAAAGATGCCGTTGGCAACTGCGACGAACGCGCGCTGCAACCGGCGGACCCAGTAGTCGGAAACGCGCGATGCGATGGACTGCATCGGATCGGAACCGGCCAGAGCGGTCGCCAGACGCATCGTGCTCCAGCTCGCATTACGCGAGAGGCGCACCGCGACTTCGGCGGAGGTCTGAGTGATGTTCGGGGTCGAAGAGGTGTTCGGGTCATCCGAGGAAACGTTCTCCGCCGGATCGCCGATGTCCTGCCAAGACGGCACGGTGAAGGTCAGACCGCCGCCAGCGAGCAAATTGTCGAGGAAGTCATCGCGAGCAGCGACGCCGCTCTGAATGATCGCGGTCTTCTCCATCGTGAGCTGCTGAGTGTACGGAGTGAAGACAGCGGGAACGATAACGTCCGAAATTTGAGTGGACACATTGACCATGGTACTCTCCTAGGGATGAGGGCTTTTCAGCACACCTCCCCATGGAGGTCTCTGGCAAAATCTGATGCAGGAGGTTCGACGCGCTCGCACATGCGGGGTCAGAACGTCTGCATTGTTGGCGAGAGATTACCGCACACAATTGAGGAAAACAACTAGCAAGTTCGGTTTAGAATTTTGAAACCATTCAGAAGCTCGACGTGCTTAGATTTTGCCGATCCGTGCGGGTCTCATACCAGCCTTTTCCGCCGTAAATATCCTGCACCGAGCGGAAGTAGTCCGAGTACATCGGAGCGATTTTCTCCAGCGAAAAGTTCATGGCCCAGTTACGACACTGCCGCCGTTTAATCCCTCCGATATTGTTTGCAGCCCAAACGAACTGCTCGAAAGTCTTGCATCGGTAACCCGTCTGGCCGTGGACGTTATACTCCGCAAACGCGCCCCAGTCCGACGAGATGACCGGCGTGCCCGAGAGCATGCTTTCGATCTGCACTCCGCAAAATGGTTCGAGAAAGGTCGAGGCGCATATTGTCGCCTTGGCTTGGCTCAGAAGTTTTCGCCGCCTCGCCGGGCCGACGACGCCCAATGGTTGGATAAATTCGGATGGCATCTCCAGCGGGCCGGGGCCAGCGACGACGAGCTTGGTCTTTGTCGTTTCCGCAATCTGCTTAGCGATGTGCAGGCCTTTGCCTGAGTTCTGCCGACCGAGGAAGAGGAAATAGCCTTCATCGTCGGGGAGATCGAAGCTATCCGAAAAATCAAACTCGTCGAGATCGAAAGAGTTTGGGATCACGGCGTCATACCAAAAATCATTGCGCGCGTCGATTGCCGCCGCCGTGCCCTGATACGCGTGCATGATCGCGTAGCTTTCGAAAACTCGGTACGGAGCAAAGGTGCCGTGCGGATAGCCAATGCCGCTCTCCACCACGAGCATATCCCGATGCGCGTCAGCAACCGCTTTGTGTCCCATTCCGAACGGACAGAGAAGGAAGTCTCCGGGTTGCTTGCGGCGACCGATCTCTTCCTTCGCGCTACAGTAAAACACCTGATAGCAGTGATCGGATAATTTGTAGTCGGGGAAACCGCTCTTGCGCCAGTCGTGGCCCGGGTAGGAAATTTTCAAGTCCTGCGGCGTCGTGCAGACAACATTCTCTGTGCAACTGACCTTCGACTGGGAGTGTCCATAGTGAAAGACTTCGTGACCCTCCATCATCAGCATCTTGCAGAGCTTGACGACCTTCTGGGTAAAGGCACAACTCGAATACTCCGGGGTCGAGATCGTGTGCGGAATGCCGAGAACATGGAAACGCATTGCGGGGGACACTCCTTAACTAAACCATAGCTCCGGTAGCACACGGATGTTGATCCGTCAACGCATGCGCCTCGCGCGAATGAAGCCTCCGCACGAGCACGTAGGCGAGCCGGAGCCGCCGATAGTGGCCTGCGCTATCAGATAGACGGTCGTCGTACCTGACAAACTGTACCGCGTTGTGGGAGCCATACGATCAAGCGTGCTATTAGCGCCCGAACCGGTCGTGATGCTCTCTTGCCCAGCACTTTTTGTATAGGTGCCGAGACCTCCGAGAGTGTTATTCGTAGAACTCGTTCCGACATAGAGCGCAGTAATGGCGGGCGTAGTACCGCCGCCAGTGAACTCCACAACGCCCTCGACATCCCAGTCACCAGCGGTAAGCGAAATGCTAGTGATAGTTTTCGCCGTGGCACTCGCGAGCGATACACCGCTGGCAACAGACGCGGTAACATATTCACCGATGTTGCCAGCAGTCGCGTTATCATTGGTCGCTGTACCCGGATATTGACCTGTCGAGCCCGCCCCAGCCGCGCCAGTTGCGCCAGTTGCGCCGGTCGCTCCCGTGGCCCCAGTCACACCGGTTGCGCCAGTCACACCTATGTCACCGGTCTTATCAATCGACATGCCCATAGCGAGGCCGTTCGTAGGCGAGCCCGAAGTGACAGAAGGAGTGACGTTGACTGTCCAATAGGTCGTATGATCGACAGGCACACCACTGCCAAGCAGCACAAACATCTTTGTACCGTCTGGCGTCATGAAGACAATAGTGGAGGTGTTGCTGGAGCTACTCAGTAGAGTATTGATGAGCGTACCGAGGCTGTTCCCATTCCCGTCTGTCTTGCTAACGTTGAGAGAAGTCACGCTCGCAAACGTAGCATTGTTCAACAGGAATTTTCCGCTGCCCGGGTCGCCCGAAGTAGCAGTGTTGAATGCATAGTTGAAACCATAGACGCCCGTTGCCCCGGTCGCTCCAGTGACGCCGGTCGCTCCAGTGACGCCGGTCGCTCCAGTGACGCCGGTTGCGCCGGTCGGACCCGTGGCTCCTGTCAGACCCGTAGCCCCGGTCACGCCTGTCGCCCCGGTCAGGCCGGGCGGTCCGATATCTCCATCATTGCCGTCATCGCCCGGTACGCCGGTTGCGCCTGTTGCACCGACAGGGCCAGTCGCGCCCGTGGCTCCGGTAACGCCAGTCGCGCCGGTCGGGCCTGTTGCGCCGGTCGGGCCTGTTGCGCCGGTCGCTCCGACAGCCCCATCGTTTCCAGCGGGACCCGTGGCTCCAGTGACGCCGGTTGCGCCGGTCGGACCCGTCGCGCCAGTGGCTCCGTCATTTCCCGCCGGACCCGTAGCCCCGGTCGCTCCGATCATCCCATCATTGCCGTCTGATCCATCCTGACCATCCGCGCCCGGAGCGCCGCTCGCGCCCGAGGCCCCGTCGCTTCCGGCCGGACCGGTCGCGCCGACAGGACCGGTCGCACCAGTTGCGCCGACAGGACCCGTTGCGCCCGTAGCTCCATCGTTCCCAGCCGGACCGGTCGCGCCCGTGGCTCCGTCATTTCCGGCGGGTCCAGTTGCGCCAGCAGGCCCGGTCGCGCCGACAGGGCCAGTCGCGCCAGTCGCGCCCGACGCCCCATCGTTTCCGGCGGGACCGGTCGCTCCAATCAGTCCGTCATTTCCGTCTGCCCCATCCAGCCCGTCCGCTCCGGGAGGTCCAGATGCGCCCGTGGCTCCGTCAGCGCCCGTTGCGCCGACAGGACCCGTAGCGCCCGCAGGGCCGGTTGCACCGACAGGTCCAGTAGCGCCCGTGGCTCCGGTCGCACCGACAGCTCCATCACTCCCGGCCGGGCCAGTTGCGCCCGCAGGGCCGGTCGCGCCGTCGATCCCGGTCGCACCGACAGGTCCAGTTGCACCGACAGGACCCGTAGCGCCAGCAGGCCCAGTCGCGCCAGCAGGGCCAGTTGCCCCGTCAACGCCGGTTGCGCCCGTTGCGCCAGTTGCTCCGACAGGCCCCGTAGCGCCAGCAGGGCCAGTCGCCCCATCCAGCCCGTCAGCGCCGTCCATGCCCGGCGGGCCTTGAACGCCCGTTGCACCGGTAGCTCCGGTCGCGCCAGTGCCTCCGCTGCCCGTGATGGTGCCAACGATAGAACCGTCCTGATAGAAATTTCCGCTGTCGATATCGATATAGAGCCCAGTCAGCTCGGTCCCAACCGGGCTGCCGTGGCCGACTTGACCATTAGGCCCGATGTTACCCTTGAGAGCCCACGCGCCATTCTCCCTCAACCAAAAATCGAAGGAAAGATCGTCGATATAAAAATCGCCGTCGTGTGCGCTCATGAAGGGGGTCCATCGCCGGACGAACCGCGACCGCCTCCGTCCGTTCCGAGTTTCTTTTGAATGATCCAGTGACGTTCAATCGTCGCTGCGGTGGGGCGCGGACGGAGTGCGCCAATATACGAGCCCGCCTGTCGCGCGGTTCGTTGCGCTACAGACAGACCGTACTTTTTGATATACTCGCCCTGAGCCGTGAGGCTCCAGAACTCTTCAAACCATGGATTATTGACGGCCATAGCAAGTACGCCTCTTCTGTGTTAGACGACGTATTGCTCTCCCTCGCCTGTTATGGTCAGCGAAGAGCCTGCGCTCGCGCCGCCGACAAGGAAGTCAGTGCTGAGCATTTTCAGATTGCCATACCAATCGAACTCGCTGTTCGCGGCAACCGAGTGAGCACTGAAAAGCTCTGTGCCTGCTGCATTCGCGCCGGTCGCGCCGAGCCACAAGCTGAAAGTCACGGCTCCGCCGGTCTTGTTGACCACGTGGATGTGCTTGATGATATCGTAGATCAGAGCAGAACTCTGATTGTAGACATTCGTGGTCAAGGTCGCCGACAACGCGACAGGACCGAAAGTACGTTTGATCGACGGATTGGCCATGGATTATCTCCCATATTAAAGCGCGCCCCGATATTAGTCGGGACGCGCCTTTGATACTACTAGCAACCTCGATCAGGCAGCGGCGGGTTTCGTATCGCCGATCTTGGCACCGACTTGGGCTGCGATCTCCGCCGCCTTCGCCTCGCCGAGCTGACGCACGAGAGCGCCCTGCTTGGTCATGTTCCAACCTTCCTTCGACCAAGGATTGTTGGCTCCGCCGTAACCGCCCCGACCGTTGGGGCCGCCGCCCTGCGAGCCGCCGCCGACAGACGCAGGCCACCAATGCGGAGCCTTTTCCATCATGTCCTTCAACCATTCATCCGGGGACAGTCCGGGGACAACGCCGGGGACATCCTTGGTGATGGTGCGGCCATCTTCGGTGCGCTCGAAGATGTCCTTACCATAACGGACAGCATCCTGCACGGCGGAGGGCAGTGTCTTGGCCTTGATCGCCGCGTCACTGATCTGCCGGGTGATCTCGCCCGTGGTGATCGAAGTCTTCAAGGAGGTGACCTCGCCGTCCTTCTCGGCAACGGCCTTCTTTTGCGCTTCGAGCTGGCGCTCCAGATTTTGCTTGTCGCGCTCCAGCGGGGCCGTAGCCTGCTTGACGCGAGCCGCAATAATCGGCTCCAGCTTGGCCTCATCGAGCCGACCATCCTTGTTGATGGCGTCCAACTGAGCACGGGCCTCTTCAAGCGCGGTTGCGTTGGCCGTGATCTGATCGGGGTCGAGGCCCTCGAACGGCGCGAGCAGCGCCTTGGTCGCTTTGTGGTCGTTGCGCTCCTTCACGAGCGCAGCTTGCACGCGATCAACATCCGCTTGCGTTTTCACGCCTTGGATGCCAGTCAGCTCCCACTTGCCGTTGCGTTCCTTGTAGAGGTCCGCATAGCCCTCCGGGATTTCCTCGGCGGTATCATAGACTGTTTTCAACATAGGGATAGTCCTCCGAAATTACCTAAGTGGACATCCACTCAGGCACCGCTCATGCGGGATTTACGCTTATGCAGCAGTCCTCGACCAAGGCGGAGGATGTGCTGTCTCGTGATCTCCGTCACGCCGTTGGAGCCGTTGTTACGGCGGCTGCCTATGACGCGATGGGCGATATCCGTGTTATCCTCGCCAGCCGTGAGGCCGACGCTGATTGCAGTGTGGATGCGCTGGGCATCCTGAGCAGCGATGTGCCTCGCCCAGCGCGCGAGTTCGTGCCCGTGAATTTTCAGGACCTTCTTCTGTCCAGTCCGAATACGGTGCTTGGCCCACGCCTCGCCGTCGTGCTCGTGTTCTTCCTCAATGAGGGCGTTTGTCATCGATCCGACCCTCGTTCTCTGTCCAGTCTGGCATGAGCCCAATCTTCTGCGGAGCGAAGATCGTATGCTCCGCGTCAGCCGTTCGGTTGGTCACACCATGCGGGCCATAGTTGACCCACGAATTTTGTCCGCGCGTTTCGTTCGTCATCGCCGGACGCGCGAGGTCCGAATACATCGCGGCATGGGAGCGCCAAGCGTTTTCCTCGCCCTCGGCTCTGAAACCATTGCCTTCCTTCAAATGGCCCATCATGTCATGCACGATGCGAAAGACATCGTTGACGACAACCTTGCGCCCGTCGATCACTTCGCCGGTCGGTCGCAGCAGCGGATTGTCTTTGCTCATGTCGCTCGCGCCGACGCCGGAGCCGTACCCGAGGTCCGTGGGAAATCCCCACCAATGGTTGTTCTCGCTCACGTCCATCGCCGCGAGACGCGGCGACAGGGCGTAGGGGTCCTTCTGCCCGGGCTTGACCCACTCGACTTGAAGACCCGTCTTCTTGATCACTTCCCACTGCGCGAGAGTTTCCTTGGCCATCGCCTCGTAGCTCGCCTTCACCTTCGGATCGGTCGGGTCGTTTTTCTCGTTGTCGTACTCAGTCGCGATCCGTGCAGCCCGCTCCTTATCGAGCTTCGCGTATTCGGTTGGCGGGCTGTAGGGCAGCCCGGCCGATCTCATATACTCACTGGCCGCGTCGCGGAGCCGCCCGATTGGTCCCGGAACATACCACTGTCCTTCAAGCGCGATAGGCTTCTGAGGTAACCCATCAAGAGGTTTTGCTCCAGCCGCGACAAGGACCGCTTGCGCCTGCGCCTCTTCGGGAGTGGTCGCCCCCTTGTGAGCAGCAACATTGATCGGCCGTTCGGTAACGACTGCACTCGCGCCTCCAGTTTGTTGCGGCCCCTTCAAGGCTACGTCGGTCGTGCCGAACTCGCCATGATTGTTGCGGGGTTGGGCGGGGTTATATGTCACTGGGTAGATGCTCTCTCAGATGGCGGAATGCCGCCTTGATGTGGTGATGACGAAGCGCAACGATGCGCTTCGTCAGCTCGTCACGGGACAGCATGGCATCGCTGACCCGTGTCTTGTTAATCCCGGCAACATCCATCAAGTGCGTCTCGATCATGTCCCGTATCGCCGGTTCACAGGCGTCGAGGATATCGATGGCCTCGTGAAAGGTTTTTACGATGTGCGGCCCAGCCGGATCACTCACGGCTTGCTCGCTAACAAAATGACGAGAAGCACCGCGATCCCGAGCGCGATCACAATTGACCAGCCCGTGGCGTTAGCACGCGCTTCCTTACGCGCCTGCCCGGCCAAGAATTGGTCGAGCCACGGGTCTCCATTTTCGCTCTCTTGCTCGTCAGCCATCACGCGCCGCCCTTCGTCTTTCCGGCCGACGCGCCTTTCTTGCCGACCTTGCGCTTCAACGGAACAGGTGACCCACGCGTATGGCCCTTTGGACTTTGACTGTTCGGCTTAATCGGAACATTCGAATTGGGCGGCGCTGTTGAGGCGGGGGCCTCCGGAGATGCGGGAGGCATAGCTCCGCCGGGCGTGCCCGCAGCAGGATCAGCGATAGGGCTGACATCCTCATCCAAGAATGTATCGTCTGTGACCGACTGCTGAAACGGGCCAACCATCGTTCCGAGCATCGACGCGGCTTCCTCTTCGATCTGCTCATTCTCTTCTTCAAAATCCATCTCCGTCATGTCGTTAAGCTTCATCATGCGGTGCATAGAGCGCAACGACAGTGGCAGACCCAGTTGCTTCGCCTGCATGAACGCAAGCAGCGCAGCGCCAGCGACAGTCTGATCGGCAAAGTCCGTGGTGGGCTCGACCGAAACTTCCTCGGGGTCTTCACCGACCCACTCCGCGCAGTATTTGAGGACTTGCTCAAGTCCAGCTCCGGCGCACTGGGCAACCGAAGAGATCGTGGTCGTGCGCGCGGCCACACGAATGCGAAGCGCCTCGCCGCTTTCGCCGCGAGCATTGCCGACATCCAAGAATGAAACCCCCAGCGCGGCTGCCGCCTCCTGATCATTCTTCAAGCTCTGGCGCATTTCGCCGAGCCCGGCCGCCGAGACGCCGATGTATTTTGCGTCGCCGCCGATCTTCAAGTCAATGACGCCTTTGTTGCCGACGCGCAGTTGCGTCGGGGCGGCTTCGTCAATCGCGCCGCCGATCACGACGAGCGTATTCTGGCCCTGCAAGTAGAGGGTCTGTCGGTAGTCCGCCTCGGCGCGATAGATCGCGAGCGCCAAATTGGACAGGCCGAGAAGCGGGGACACTTCCGGTTCGGGTACTAGATCGTTCGCCCCGATGAAGACGAACGGGATGTTGTCAAGCATTTTACCGCCGATACTCGGATAGATGAAGTCCTCAAGGATCGGCATACTCGTGTCGTTGACTTTGATGGCGACGCCGTAGGGCGCTCCAGCAGGCGGACGCTCCCAGCCGCTTTCCAGCTCCGGCTCTCCGCCACGTGTCAGGACACGGTATTTGCGTTCGGTCTTCCATGTGAAGCCTTCGCGCCGATACCCGCTTTCGTCGAGCACGACGAGGTCGAGTTCGTTCCGGCCCTCGTTGAGCTTGCCCGCGTCCCAGTTGATGATCCGCAAAGGGTCGTAGAACGAGAGGTAGGGAGTTGCCTTATCCACATCCACGCCTTGCGGTGCATCGGCGAGCAGTCCGCATCGGCCGTAAACGAGCTGCGCTACATTGATCCGGCGGAGCAACATCTGGAGCCCCTCGCCTTGGATCGTCGCCTTCTCCATCATGCCCTCAAGCCGCTTGGGCAGCTTGATGACGGCGGGCTTGTTGTGCATGATCCCGACCATGGCCTTGACGGCATCTTTGACAACGTCATGGAAATACGCGCGCAGCAGATACGCCTCATAGTCCTTCCAGCCCGGCGAGTTCGGCGTGGTCATCCCGTCCTGCACCATGCCCTCGGTCGCGGGGAGGTAGTCGAGCCGCTTCGACTTAACAGCGCGCTCGCCCGCATAGGTATCGGCCATCTGTATCCACTCTCCCAAGCGCTCAACATACTCGGGGTGTTTATCTGGGAGTGCCATGCTACGTCTCCATCCATTGCGCTATCGCGCGATGTTCGGCTGCGGTGCCGTTGCCCTTGAGCAAATTAGCTCTCAAGCTGATGATCGCGACATTCCCGCGAACATAGCCCTTCGTGTTATCCTTCCGATCAAGTGACGCGCAATCGTATCGATCCGCGCTCAGAAGATTTCTACCGGGGACAAGATATCGGAGACGAGTGCCGAGCACGGGGCAATGCGTTGGCAGCGGGAGCAAGTCAGCCTCGACAAGATCGAAGGCCATGCCGGTTTTGCCGCAACGATACCGCGCGTTCTGTAGCATCTTCTTGACTGGATTAGATTGACGCCATGTCCGAACCCGGACAGTCTCCGGGCTCGGGCCGTGTCTCTCAAAATTTTCAGTCAATGGCTGCATCGGGTCCCTCTATCAGTTATGGTTAACGGCGTCAAGCCCCTACACGCCCGGACCGCATGGTCGGCGCTTCGAAGCGCAGGAAATATCTCGTCTCGTCACCGTTATGGTCTTCGCTGTCGTCGTCAACGTCGTCGATCTTAGTCTCGTCGCGCGGGAGCACGGGAACGCACCGAAGCCAATGTTGGCATTCGGTCGTGATGAAGAGCCCGGGGATTTCCCGGAAGCCGCCCGGCGGGCGCTTGGTTGCCTTGAGGTGCTTTCGGATTTGCTCCCAGCCTTGCTCGCGAGAGCCCGGCCCCTTGTCGGCTTTCTCCCAGAAGATGCCCCGGTGCTTGACGCCGTTGATCGTGACTGGCTTCTCGAAGTCGGTCGCAATCGAAACATCGGAGCCGTTCGTGTTGTCGTCGAAGATCGAACTGTCGGCCGGTCCTCGGCTGACGCGGGTCCACGACGCGTCGGCAGCGCGGAGACCCCATTTGATCTCGCGCTCAATGATGCCCTTCGCGATGTCGGCGACGAGCATGCGCGAACCTTCGTTCGGCTGACCGCGCCAACCATACCACTCCTTGAAGCGGAACTTGTCGCCTCGCACGGTCGAGCGCGTGCGCCCGTCGCGCAGCTTGAAGTCTGTCCCATCGCTAACCGCGTACCAGCCGACCGAGAATGGCTTCGACGATCCGTGGTCGTAGGCCCGATAGATTTTCCAGCCCGGTGGGATGTCGAATGGCTCCATCACAATCGTATCGCGGTACTCATACCAAATGTCGTCGAACATGCCGCCCGCGACGATGTCCCACGAGCCCTCCATCCACGCCGCGAGTTCGGATGCGTTTCGTGCGGCGGCCTTGATGCGCCCCTTGTATCCGGGGTCAGCGTGCAGCAGCAGAACGTTCTCGTCGAGGTAGCCGTGGATGGCGCGACGCGGCGGTTCGGGATTGCCATCTTGGTCAACGCTGTCCGTGATGAGCGGCCCGACCGTGATGCGCTTGCCATTGATCATCCCGCTGATCGGCAGCCGCCAGCGGGACTTGACCCAGTTGTGGCCGACGCCGTAAGGGTTCGTTGTCGAGCGTACCTTACGAGGCATGCCCTTGATGGTCGAGCGCGAGCACGAGAACATGACCTTGTAGCAGTCCGGGTTCGCCCACGTCGTCAATTCTTCCCAGCCGATCCATGGATAGGCGTGGCCGTGATAGTCGCTGTATTGGCTCGGCGTGTTGAAGTGCGCGAAGTAAAGGCGCTCGCCCGTGGGCCACTCCCACATCGTCTTCACTTCGTTGTAGACCGCGTCCGGCCAGATACGCTTGATCCACTTCTTGGATTTTTCAATGATGTCGCGCAACTGCGGATGGGTCTGTCGGAAGAGAATGCCCTTCCACTCCGCGCCCCATCCCTTGCCGACTTCCTGACAGAAATCCATGATGAGCGCGTCGGTTTTGCCGGGGCCGCGCGTTCCTTCGTAGAGAACCTCGACCGTGGGGTCCATCAAGAATAGCTCTTGTGATCCCGGCTGCGGAGCCCACGCGACCGCGCGCAGGACATTGTTGTCGTCCAGCACATACGGGACGTACTCCGCGCCTTCTCGTCGAAACTCTGCTACGCACGGAAATCCCATTACTCGTCGTCCTCCTCAACGAACGTGACCGCCGGTCGCTTGGCCCGAAGATTTTCTTCTTCGATCTGATTGAGAGCCTCCGAGGTAGCCGCTCGCACGCCGACGACGAGCACTCCGCCGCGCACGTTGACATCAACGCTGGCCTTGTTGCCATACTTCTCCGGCATGTGCGTCTTGAGGATGAACATCGCAAGATCGGGGTCGATCTTCCAGACCGTCTCCGGGCGGGGCGCACCGAACTCGTCGAGCAGATAATTCTCAGGGACAAATTCCGGAAGACCGAGTTCACGCGATAGCGCGCACTTCTCAGGGTCGTACTGATACTGTACGCGCCCTCGATAAGTCAGGACCTCTTCGTAGCCCATGGCGCGCTTGATCGTCGCTTCCTGCACGAGACCGACGCCCATTTCCATCGCTCGGTCCCATGCGATATGAAACCGCTCTGTGTTATCCTCAGTGCCATTCTCGTCAGCGTCGCCCATGACGACATCGAAACCATCCCCCGGTTTTCCTTCGAGAGATTTCTGGAGCCAATACCGGAGGGTCGTGTAGGAGATACCAGCGCGACGCGCGGCGGTGGTGCCCACGGGCATCTCTGCGGCGTAGCTCAAAAGTCGGCGGAGCATTTCAGGGGTGTTCTTCTTGGCCGCGCGATTGACTGGATAAGTGCGCGACCGTTCTAGGAGGGCTCGGCTTTCCGCGCCCATCGGGCGAGATGCGGGAGCTGTGGCTGGAGCCTCGTCAACAAGGTTTTCGACCTCCGGTTCGGGGCCGAGCAAATCTGCTAGATCATCGACTTTGCCGCTCATGCGGGTATCCTCCATCGCGCATCGACATCATGTCGAAGGAGCGCGCCCATGCGCGCCACAAAAATACGCGACAGCGAATATCTCAGGGATATACGCGGTCGCGCCTATTTGCTGAGTTCGGCCCGGATCGTGGATGCTCGGACCTGACTGAGCTTGTCGTTGGGGAACTGTTCCAGATGCTTCTCGATACCTTCGAGTTGACGCTGGAGCCGCTTGTGTAAACTCGACGGTTTACACGTGTTCACAGTCTCAGCCATTCAGATGGACCCATCGTCAGCGGGCTTCTCAATGAGTGCGGCCGGGACCGCGCCCCAGCCTACCGCACACCCCTTGGCGAAGAACACGGCAAAGAAATTTCCGCTCCCCTTCTTACCAAAGACCGCGATAAGATCGACTGTCTCCGGGAGGCCTTGAACCTTCTCCCGGAACGCGCCGAGCTTCTCGCCTTCGAGCTTGACAGAGAGCGGGACGCCTTCGAGCTTGACGGAGAGGGCATCAAGAGTGGTGCATGTCTTCGCGGGGGCAGCCGAGTGCTTTTTGGTCGAGGCGAGTGCGGGGGACAGAACGAGCAATGCCGCCAGAGCGGCCGATGCGAGTTTCAACACTGCGGTCTCCTTTTAGCGCTGGAATGACCCGGGCGCGGCCTGCTTGGACGCGCGCCGGATGTTGGCGTCAGGGACTTTGGCGGGTTCGCCGGGAGCCTTCATCCCGAACGTGGTCGGGTAGGCGTCCTTCGAGACCTTGCGGGTCTGCCAGTCGCCTGCACTCGCTGACGGATCAGCGGCGAGACCGAAGTCACGGTTCGCACGCGTGGCCTGCCCGGGAAGATCGCTCGACGGCCCATGATAGCCGTTCTGCCCATACCCGTTTTTGGCCTTCTCACGCGAACCGATGAAAACTTCACCGTCTGCGCTCTGAGCGTCAACTGCATTCACCATGGTATTTCTCCCTTAAAGAGGCTCGGTCCACGCATCTGGCGTGTCGGGCTTCTTGAACTCCATCTCGGGATCAATGATCGGCATGGCAACAAGGAAAGCAAAGAAGACGCATGAGATCGCTTGCAGCCACACCATGATCTTTTTACCTTCCGAGATTTGCAGCCTCCGCGAGAACTGCCTTGCCGAGTTCGCCGTTCACCGATTGGCCGTTTGCATCTCGCATGCCCCACGAGGCCTTGACCTCGCCCGACTTCTTTGACTTGGGCTCGGGATCAAGCGGGTTGGCCGAAGACGCGTCCGGGCCTACGCCGGGGTTAGCCGGACCGGCCGAATAGGTGGTCATGTCCTTCATGCCCTCCTTGACCGGAAATTTGGTCTGGGTCCGCTTAGCCGCACCATCGCGAGCGATGTTGCTGTCGGTCTGATCGGACATGCCGGGATGAGTTGCAACCATGATGTGGCCCTCGCGCAAAAATGGAATTTCTCTGCCAAGCTTACAGGCTCGACGGCGCGCAAACAACTAGCAACTTGCTAGAGGGCCTCCGGGACCTATCGCCCCTGTCGTAGCTGGGCCGTTCGCGCCCGGAGCCGAGCCAACGCCCGTGCTAGTCGCAGGGAACGGATTGCCGTCGTGAAGGGACGGAGGCTTGCTTTTAGGATGGCCATTGGCCAGCACGCTCGCAGCCTCGTCGTCCGAAACTGTGATCGGGTCCGCCATGATCTACTCTCCTGTCCCGCCCGTCCGGATTTCTGCGCCATGTTTCACATCCCATATGGCGATTTGATTGTGAGCCTTTCCGGCTTTCACTGCATCGCCTTTGTTATCATACCGATGGGACACGTCGAGGTAGGTCTTACCGCTTTCCTTGTCCGTCCATCCGCCGATATGCGCCTTGGGATCGCGGAGCACGCCTGCATGCTCGTTGGCGTATTGCGAAATTATATCTCGACCCTGCGGCCCGCGCAGCGCCGCCTCGGATACGATCTGAGTGTGCCCGGGTATCGAAACCATATAGCCGCTCTCGGGCTGTTGACCGTTTACCGGCTTGACAGAAAATCCGCCGGGGTTCCTGACGACAGTTTTGATGACGTTCGGATGCAGTCGAAGTTTCCCGATATTCGCTATACCGGAATTGTGCGCGTTGCTGCCATGTCCCTTCGCGTCCTTCATTTCGTCCTCTTTATCTGCGATGGATGAAACACGATGTACTCCGGCGGGTTCGCCGAGTTGCCCTTGAAGATGACGCCGTCGTGGTGCGGCTGCACGCCTTTGAGCGCCTCCCGCTTCGCATCTCCGAATGATAGCCCTCTACGTTGTCCGTTTTTGATCGCCGCCGTGATGTCGAGCGGATTATTCATGTGGAGCTGAGCCTCGATTACGCTCTGTCGATCCGCCCCTTCGCGTCTGCTCGCCCGGGCCGCGTATCCCGATGCCGATCTTGCATCTCCAGAAAAGTAGATACCCTTGAGGTCTTTGCCAACTGGCGTGACAGGCTCGGCCGCCTTGAACTCTTCGAACTTCGAGGCAGTCCCGTGATAGCCGATACCCGACCAGCTCTTCGGGAGGGCCGCGACGCCCGCGTTGTGCGCGTTGCTGCCGTGTCCCTTCGCGTCCTTCATTTCTTTAACCTCGCCTGTCGTCTCGCGTCGCGATCCGCCTTCATTTCTTTCTTGAAGTTCTTGGTCATGAATGCGTTGTGGTCCCGAAGTGCAGCGAAGGACCTATCGAAATTTGCTTTGGCAGTCTTGTACTCCGGCGTCGCCCTGACGTGGTCCGGGGTCAGCCCCATCGGGCCTTTAGGGAATTGGGCGAGCACTCTCGCATGCGCTTCGTTGATCGCAGTTAGCTGAATGTTGTGGTCACGATGCACCGCGTAAGCTGTACCCGGGATTTTCTCGACCCCGTCACTGTGCGCGTTGCTGCCGTGTCCCTTCGCGTCTTTCACCTGATCCTCACTCGGGCATTTTTATCATCGACCCGCGTGAACTGGGCGATCTTCTCTGCGACCGCGCGACGCGTGCTCGCGCCGACCTTGCCCCAGACGTTGCCGGACGTAGTCACCTTCTGCCCGGCCGCTGTCTGGCCGTGGAATGCGATGTGGCGCTCGACCTTGTACTGGTGCTTCGGGGCCTTGAAAGCCCCGCGCCCGTTGCTGCCATGTCCCAGTGGGTCTTTCATTTCGCGATGTCCTTCGGCTTGTCCGCAACAAATTCGTCGAGCGCCTTGTCCAGCTCGGGGCTGATAGCAGGGACCGGCGTTCGGCGCACTCGGTTTGGCAGAACAATCTTAACAATTGGTTGCACGGGCTTCGAAATTCTCTGGCCGACCATGTCAGCCCCGGAACTTCATGCCGCTTCCGACCTGTCCGTTGCGAGCGCGTAGAGCGAGATCACGATTATATTCGTCGTACTCGGCGCGGTTTTCGGCGGAGCGCGGACGGCCGAACGCATCCGTGCTCATGCTGTCGTGAACCGGAACAGTCGCCGACTTCGCGCCGCTGGCCAGCTCGCTCGCTGCCCGCGACCCGAGGTCCTGCGCGCCGCCGCGATTGCGATAACCCATGACAGTCGCCGCGTCCGCGACTTGATCGGCGTACTTACTGACGCCGCGCTGATCGCCCATCTCCTGCGCGTTGCGCCCGGCCTCGGCTGCATCCTTGGCGATGAAGCGAAGTTCGGCGTCGGACTTCGTATGGAACGGGTGACCCGGAATAGGTTTCGCGAGAGCCCTCTTACCGCCGCGCGCATTGCTGCCGTGGCCTAGTGCATCTTTCGCCATGATCAAACTCCCTTAATCTTCGTAGTCTTCGCTATCGGGCTCGGCGTCGGTCGCACTGGCGTCGGGGTTCTCTTCGGTGCTTGCCATTGAAGAGTGCGTAGGCATCTTGCAAGACTTGCCGCCATAGCAAAGTGCAGCTTGCGCGACTTGATCATTGACTTCCCTCTTTGTGCTCATGATGCTGATCCGCCGTCTGGCGACGACCGCAAAGCCATCGCAGGATGAATAGGGGCTTGCGTAGATTTCAACACAGACATCAACGCCTGAGCCGCCTGCGCGTTCGACGTGACAGCGATGCCGCCCGAACTGTGCTCGCCGCTACCCTTACCGGTCGGGCCGCGCGGCATCGGTGACGCGGGGCCGTGCGTCTGGGTCAGCTTGGCATTGCTCCCGTGGCCGAATGCATCCTTCATACCGTCTTCCTATCAACGCGAGCAGAATACTCCCTGCTACCAGCAGCAGGCCGAGCCTAAACAGGGCATCGACCAAGCGGCGCATACCATTACTACTTCTTTCCGCGCTCGGCGCGCATCGTTGCAGTCTTGTCCGAGAACGCGCGAGCAGCGGCTTGGAAGCTCCCGGCTTTCTTCGCTACAGCTTCGGCCTTAGCCCCCGGACCCTTGAACCGATAGTTGCCGCCGGTCGCTGCCGCGACAAAGAAGTCGCGCCGGAAGCCGGGGTTGGTGGTCGCGAGTTTGTCAGCCATTGCATGAACCTCGTCTGGGCTCGCGTTCTTGGCTTTCAGGTCGGCGGCTATCGCCTCAAAGTGGCGGCGCTGGAGTTGTGGGGTCTTCTGGACGCCGCCCGAGTGCGCGCCTGCATTGCTGCCGTGACCTTTTGCGTCTTTCATCGGAGCCCCCTATTGCGAATGCTCGCCACAAGACTGCGGTTCGCCTCTTGCCCATTCGAACGATAATCGTTTGCCCGAACTTCGGGCGCGCGAATGACCGGGGCCATCGCGGGATGGACCGGGACCGGATTGGACTTCGGCGCTGTCGATACGACAGGGGTCTGCGCGCCGAACATCCGAGCCTGCTCGGCGAGCCGCTCTTTCAGCGCTGTCCCCAAAGCGTTTGATCCATGACCGAGGGCGTCCTTCATGAGATGTCAGCCCTTGTTGTGATAATTGGTGTCGTGCTTGCCGAGAACGGCGTCGGCCTTGTGCCTGATCTTGGCAGCCTGCTCGGGAGAGAGCTTGCCCTTCGCTACCATCTCGCTGGCGCGGGCCTTGGCGTTCGCAGCATGCGCCTTGTCGGGCACGGGATACTTACCCGGTTTACCCTTTTTGCCCGGGAGGGCAAACTTCGACGACGGGATTTTCTTGCGCGCTTTCGCAGTGAGCTTGGCCATGACAGGGGCCTCCGGGTCTCTCGGGATTGGGCGTTAAACTTAGCGCATCCCGAGAGCTGGATCAACTAGGCACTACATGAGGTCTTCTACATCACTCGCCGCCTCGACCGCATCCGCAGCAGCACGCAGGCCCTCGCGGGTCGGCAAGCGCTCGGCTTCGAGATCGATTGAGGTCGGACGCCTCTCCGCCGGACGGGGTTTCAGCTTCGCCGTCGTGCAAGCGAGGATGATAGCCTGCGCCGGGTCAGCGTCCTCGGCGAATGAGATACCGAACTTCGAACACATTGCGAATGATGCTCGCCACATCTTGCCATCCTGCGATGGCATGAGGCTCACATGATTGAGTTCTCCACGCGCCGCAAGATCGCGGAGCACGGCGTCAACTGTCTGCTGGGTCATCAGGTATCGCTCCAGTTAGCGGCCGATAGAGTTTCTTCTCTGGCGGCAGCGGTTTTGCCGCGCGGAATTTTTCCCACGCGGCCTTTCGTTCCTCCTGCGAGATTTTCAGGTATTCAGGAATGTCAGGTAGATCGCTCGTCATAGGCGTCGCGCCTTCATCGTGAGCCACTGGCCGCAGATACGAACCATCTCTGCTTCCGTGAACTGCACCTGATACTCAATGTGCTTCTGATCCGGATCGAGACCCCATACGCCGACCGTGTAGAGAAGCGTACCCTCCACATGACACTCGCCCGTCGAAAGCAGCCCATTCGTAATGCGCGGCAGCCGCTTGTGGACGCCCTGCTTAACTACGTTTGCCATCAGCGATACACCTCGAAGACAGCCTTCACGCCATAGGCAGGCGATGGCTTCCGAAACTCCGCAGCCGCGCTCATGATCATGAAGCCTGCGAACGCCAGATTAAAGACGATGATTACAGCTTTCTTCATCAGAGCGCCTCCAGAAGCTCAGTATCGCCCGAGACGATAACAATCGGACCGACAAGAATGTCAGTCTGTATGGGTCCACCAACGGCTGTCTCCCAAAGCGCCTGAGCAGTGAGGTTCACGGGCAGGCCGTCTAGCTTTCCCTCTTCGTGGCAGAATGCAACGCACGCGGCATCAGCGAATGTCGTGAAGAACGGGACGACTTCTATAGGCCCACCTACGCCCTCGCGTAGCTGCTCAAGAGTTGGCGGTGCCGAAAGATCGGTGACCGCCCTCGTCCCGTCCGAGCGGATGATTGTGAGCCGTCCCTTCATCGGAGGTCCTTTCGCTGCCAGACCTTGAACGTGTGCGACTTCGCCGTGTAGCGTGTGTCGCACTTGAGGTACTTGCAAACCTCGTTACCGACCGAGTACGGGACGCCGCCCGTGTAGGAGAAGTCCCCAGTCACGCCATAAGGGCGATGCAGGGTCACTTCATCCCCGTCGATTTGGGTCACGACGGCGGTGCCGAACGGCCCCTCGAAAAGCTCGACCACGTCGGCGAGCCGAAGGTCGTTAAGATGCACCTGTATCGGATAGCGCACCTCTTCATGCTTACGGAGATCGCGGTTATGATCGAATATCTCGTCTTGCGTCGCTGGGCGGGTCATTTGCTCTCCATTTTCGTACAGAACTCACGTCCGTCCGCAGCCCACTGCTCGACAGAGAAGTCGCCGAGCCGCATCGTGTAGACGCTGAGCGTCTCATAGCGACCTTTCGCTACATCGTCGTAGACGAAATACCAGTAGCCGTCACCACGGACTAGATCGAGATGACTGTTGCCGACAGCGTCAAGCACTTGCTTCACGCGCGTCGCCTTCTGTGTCAGTCGCTTGCTCATAGGCTCCGATGTACGCCCCCTCGGAGCCGAACGCAAGGCAAACCGGAACCAATGGTTAATACCATCCTAACGGCTGCGGCACAAGGGGCTTTACAGTTTGGAAACCATATGGCAGGCTTCTGCTTGCGGTCCCGGTCCGGCCGTGTATGTTCGATCCATGCCCAATCACGGGCTGGAGCTACAGCGATGCCGAAGTTCTCTGCCTCTACCGTCAACGACCTTCTCACTGCCGAGCGCAACGCGGGTCGCGTTGCTCGCAAGGCCGAGTACGTTGTGTTCGTCGAGTGCGACGATGGCTCATGGTGCGAGCTTGATGCCGACAGCGAGCAGCACGCTCGCGATCTCTGCCGCAACTGGGTTGACAAGCTCAATGCTCGGGGCTGCTCCGCGTGGCGCGTGCGTCTGATCGACGGCGCTGTCGCTCCGGGTCCGGTCGCGACGTACTTCTGGGAGCCGCCCGTGGAGGCCTACGCAAGGAACTCGGTCTGATGATCACGCTACGCGACTTCCTGACCCCGGCCGAGATCAAGCGGGCGATCAAGATTTGGAACACCGACCGCTCTAACTTTCATCGCCGGGTCCTCGCCGAGATCGTAACTCCGGCGATGCCGGAGATCAACCGGAAACTCAAGCAAGAGAACGTTCCGGGCTACATCGCCTACCTGATTGAGTACGTCTTCACGGAGAGCCAAACATGACCCTGCAATGGACCCGAACCCGAGACGGCGAGCACAATGGCAAGCCGAGCTACGAGTATCACGCTACGGCCGAGGACCGGACCTTCCATATAGTCTGGGCCTATGATCGTGGCGGGACCTTCGGCTACACGGCGCGCACGACGCGGAGCTATCTGACCCGAGAGCATGGCATCGTCTGGGCGCGGACCCTGACCCGATGCAAAGAGCAGTGCGAGAAGATCAATGATGCATTTTGTAGGGTTCAAGGATGATCGCTACTGGGCTGCCGTCAGGGCATTCGGGCGGCCCGACTTCATTCACCGGTTCTGGGACCGCCGCGCGGTAGACGAAGTGGCGGACGGAGACATGGTGGTCTTCGCGGATGGTGACGAAACGCAACCTGTTCGAACATTCTCATTCGACGATAGCGCAGGATTTTGAGATGTTGCTCGATATCCACGACGAGATCACTCTGGAGCTTGCCCGGCTAGAGCGCCGAGCACTCGAAGCCGTTCGCAAGCGGATGACTGAGCAGCAGCTCGGCGAGGCGTGGATCGACCTCGACGAAGAGTTGAAAGATGACGCCGCCTGATCGCGATCCGCCGACATGGATCGACGACCTCGTCGGTTGCATCCTCCCACTAGCCTTGACCGCCGCGTGGATTTATCTACTGGCCGTGCTGATCAAGTACGCCCTGATCCGTTGAGCTGACGCCTTACTTCGTAATAGCTCGGCGAGCTTCGGATCGATCTCTTCGATCCCGAGGTCTAGATACGCCCTAGCGAGATATCGCTGACGCCTATCTGCTGATCTTTTCGCGGGTCTATTTTTCATAATTGCGCCTTGATCCCGCCAACACACAGACACTTCACGCGACGCTTGCCGAGCAGCGCCGCCGCTGTCGCGCGATGATTGCCATCCCAGAGATAATAGACGCCGCCGGGGAGGCCCACAACTATGGGCAACTTCTTGAGCGGATATCGTCGCAACTGGATCAGCAGCCGCCGAAAAGAGAGGCAGCGCTGTTCGGAACGGAGCGCGGTGATCTCGACCCAAACCACCTTACCAAAAGGGTTCTTCTGGGCATCAACGGCCAGCCTAAATTCGGCCGAGGTCGAGTTCGGTATCAGCGTGTTACGGAGAAGCGCGCCCCGCGAGTGCGGGACGCGACAGTTTCGATGACGATATCGCCGGAGGTCCCGGACGACCTTGATCGCGTCGTCAAGCCTCATGGACGATGACGCTCTTGACCGCCTTAGCGGCTCGCGCCAAAAGCCCGGCCGGTTTCACCTCGACGCCGCCTCGCTTCTTACCGTGGGTCGGATAGACCTTGCTCCGCGCGACGCCCGTGTACTTCCGGCCGACGAAGATCGTCTTGGCCTTCCCCTTCGCCGCGATCTGCGGAACGACGGCTACGCTACGGACCGAGGTCACTCGCTTGCCTTCATCGTTGACGACACGGATGACCTTGGTGCGCCCGCGCACGCCCTTCGTCGTGATCATGTCGCCCTTTTCGATGACATAAGCTCGCGAGTTGCGATACGGTCTCCCGGGGGAGCGATTAGTTTTGGTGCGTCGTGTCTTGGCCATTGGTTGTCCCCTTTACTGCTGAAACCCGCCGCCCTGATCCGGCTCGTCAGCCCGCGTAAGCGTGAAATCGACAGCGGGCTTTTCGATCTCTGCCGCGTAGTCGTTCAACCATGGGCCGATGTCGGCAGTGATCCCGGCGAAGTGCTTCGCCTGAGCGACAGGATCATTCGGCGAAAAGCTCGCTCGGATGATCAGGTTGAGACCCCGAAGGATCAGTTGTTCGGCTGATGTTGCCATTGTCGTTCTTTCTCCGTTGAATGGTGCAGTAGATTGATCCGTGCTCGACGCGAGCGTAGACGATCTCTACTAGCTCGGCCTCGACGATGAGGTCAAGCAGTTTTTCTCGGTCGCTCGTATTGAGGCATCTCACGTGCGAGTGCCGAAGTGTTTGCGCCTCGCCAGCGGCTCGCGCTTGATATTCTCGAAGCGCATTGGAGGGCTTGTCGAGATCGGCACGACTTCGCCAGCCGCGTTACGGCCGATTTCGATCTTCCGACGTGAGAAGGCAAACGGGAGTGCAGCAGCGATGGCGACGGCGAATATGCACCACGCGAAGACAGCGAAGGGGGACATCACTTTTTCCTTTTCGGCTTGCAAATTGAACTGTCGAACCGAATAGTCCGATACATCGGCAATAGCCCGTAGGCCTTCGCCTGTAGGAGCATCAGCGAGATGATCGCAAGCGCCTGCTCGGCTTCGTTCTTATTCGACGCCGCGTATGAGCGCCTTCGCTTCTCGCTCCAGTGCTTCCACGCTTGCGGCAACGTGTAGTAACGACAGCCGACGCGGACCCGGAGCTGCCTGTCGCAATTCAACCATTGCAGGGCGAAGTGGAAGCGGCGGTGCCGACCACGGATGTCCGTGGGGCCGAAGAATATCCAGCCGTCGTTACGCTTGACATACGGCCTGTAGATAACACCGGGCGGACCCACGGCGTTGGCGCGAGACCATTCCTCCCACTGCCGGTTGATGTCGCGCTCGGCCTTGAACGCCTCGGCCTTCCACGCGGATGATCCTCGAAATTGGCTCACGGCACAATTCTCCACTGGAATGAAGCGCGCTGAGCGTCGCTGAATTTTATCTTGTGAGCCCTCTTGCCTTCCGGATCGAAATAGTAGAACAGCCTCTCGCTTGAAACGAAGCGCACTGTCCAGTCCGGGGCCATAGTCGCATCATCTCGGACCTTGCCTCCGTACTGAGCTGCATGCATCGCGCTATTGAGGTCCATCAGAGAAAATCCCAACGCTGCAAGACGCGGTCTGCGAGATGCTTACCGCGCGGGGTCAGAACATACTCCCACGTTTCTGGGTCCACGAGCATGAGCCCTCGGTTGCTCAGTTTGACAAGCGCACCAACTACTGATGCCGAGCTGACTGGATACGCCGCTGTATGCGCCGCGCGCCATGCAATCAGACTGAGCATCAGCGGCGTCATCGGATCAGGCTCCAGACGCCGAGGTCGAGCAGCACGAACGCGAACAGCGCGACCGTGCGGTAGTAGGTTTCAGTCGCATTCATTTTTCTCTCCGTTCGTTTCCGGCCAGCGTGCCGATGATAGCCGCGAGCACGAGGAAGACTAGGAGCACCAGCATGCTCATTATCCACCAAGATGGTTTAAGATCGCACGATACTGAGCATGCTTCCGCGCTGACCATCCGGCGCAAAAAGCAAGCTCGGCGACTAGCCGCTCCCGGGCGCTGAGTTGATCGCCTCCGAAGCACCGGGCGATCCACTCTTGACACTCCCGCGTGCGGACCGCGCCTTGCTCAGGCGTGTCGGGCAGGGGATCGCGCTGGGGTTGGGCCGCCACGTCGGCGGCTTGTTCCGGCGGCGGGCACCACGGCTCGTTTCTGGGAGCTGGAGGACCTACTCGGTCGGGGCACATGGATCGTTCCTATGGTCAGGAGGTTGAGACATTTCTTGCACGAGACGAGCTTTGATTTTGTCGTAGCGTCGAGTACGGACCCTGATACGCATAGCAGCTTGTATCGGTCAGGGCCAGCGATTTTTTCAAAGGGGTTGGCGACTTCGCCGCATAGCGTGCGAACGTCCGGCCCGGGGATTGCAAACGCAGCTTTAACCATATGGACGATCTGCCGCATTCCCTAGCTCCGCGCCTCGAAGCTGCGGCGCTCGCCGTTTTCGTACCGATCCTCGGGGACCCAGCGCGCATAGCTGTAGCTACCGAACTCGGTATCATTCCACGAGAAGTGGACCCACTCAAGCCAAACCTTACCATCGGGGGTCCAGACCGGGAGCCACGCGAAGCGACTGCCCTGCTTGGGCCGGGGTCGCTGAATTATCATATTGCCTCCAGTGCTGCGCGCATCGCCGCTCTGCCGCGCATGGTGTTGAGCCACGCCTCGGCATCATGGTGATCTTTGCACTCGGATTTTGAGAGGTTAAAAATCTCTTGAGTGTTCGGCGACGTGTTGCGGACAAGCTCGTAGCGTGTCTTCTTCGGAATTTCAGCCTTGACCACGCGGGGCCGGGCTCGACGCCAGCACCATCGATCATACTCCGCGCGGTACGCGGCGACGCATCGGTCGAGGAAGTCATCGTCGTCGAGGTCGAGCGCCTTGACCGGCGAACTGAATTTGCTGATGGCGCTGCTCATGACTTCATCCTGATCGTTGAGACTGGATACCAGCGTCGAGCGCCGTCTCGCCCCGGCCGGGGCGGATCGTCAAGCGTAAAGCACAGACCGTGGTGATCGTCAAGCTTCACTTCCTTGCACATCCCTACCTCGCCGTTGAACGTTTGCACGACCTCGCCGACGAGGTCGTCCTCGGCGACGTGCAGCCAACTCACGATGCGGAGCGCGGCTTTTTCATACGGATAGGTCATAAGATTTCCAATCCAGAGAAGCGACCCGCGATGGCGTCCTTCGGTTCGTCAAACTCATCCGTGGTGGGCTCGTCCTTTGCCCACGGCGCAGGCTTCGGCTCCCACCTAACGGCGTTCCCGGGAACGCGCAGCCGCGCCCGCTCTCTGTCTGTCAGTTTGCGCGGGACAGGCGGAGGACTGATAAGCGCGACCTCGGCATCAGCGCCCGCGAGCGTCACGTCTTCACGCGACACGACGCCGAGATGCGCGACGATACCGATCCTGCTATCCATCTGTCCCATATCCCGCGACCCTGTCGTCGAGAACCGGATCAGCCCCTCGCGCAACAGGTACTCGCCGAACCGCGCCGCGAGGGCGCGCTCGATAGGCATCTGGAATTTTCCGAATGTCTCGGCTTCGTATGAGGTCGCGATCTTCACCGCTCGCACGCGCCTATACGGTACGGTCGGCACGCACTGCGGACAGTCGAACTCCTTGAAGCCCACGCCCACATCCCCGTCGTCGCTGAGCGCGCGATATGACGGCACTCGGATACGTTTGCTGCCTTGGCATACATCACAGGTGGTCGTCACGACAGCCCCATCATTACGAAAGCGATTATACCGAGCACGGCAGCTACGATCCACAACACGCGCATCCGAGCTTCCATGCGGTTGGTCTTTCCGAGTTCGCGCATCAACATCACGCGGCGACGATGGCGCTCTTGCGCCCAGATGTGATTATCGTTATCGATAGCCTTGTCAACACTAGAACGGTCGTCGGCCATTGATGCCTCCCGGCGATCCCGCATTCCGCCACTGACGGTTGCCAGTGATGAAGCACGTGATGATGAAGCCGACAAGATTGAAGCCGAAGATGACCCAACCGAAACTACTCCAGAAGAGAGCGTAGAGCAGCCCAAGGCCTGCGAAGATCAGCATCGCACGCGCCGCGATGGTCTCGCGGAGCTGACGACGGCGCTCCAGCGCCTCGCCGATGCTGGGAAACTTCGGCGAGCGCGGTCGAGCGGTCTCAAGAAACTCCTGATCGGCGCGGGTCGCAATGTAGTTCGGGGATTTATCCGTCATGATGTTCGCTCCATGGCTCGACCGGCCCATGCCGGTCATCTACATCAAATCTTCAATGGCCTGCCTCGCGCGGGCCTCGGCGTCGTCCTGTTCTAAAACCATTTGATCTTCGATGTCAAGCGAGGCTTGCAATTCAATATCGAGCTTCGCCTGTGCTTTCAGGAATTTTCTCGCTTCGCGCTGCTCGGTCGCGATGACCCGGGCGCAGTGAACGCACGCGCCTCCGGAGACATAGCGCTGATTGGTGCCGCACTTCGAATGCACGGTGCCGGTATATGTCCGCAGGCCGAACGCGATTGCGGCTTGTCGATCTTCGTTAACGGGTCTGCCGCTCATGATGCTCTCCTTCAATCGTCATCCGCGCAGGCAACGCAATGGCCGCTCTTGCCAGCGAGGCATGCTGCCTCTTTGCCCCCACACTGCTTGGAGTTGATATGCTTCCGCTGAGGCGGCCACTTGTTGTTCGCGTACCCGTCTGGCTTCATGAGGCTACCGGCGACGACCGTGCCCGGCGGCAATGGCGCGGCATTGTGGAACGCGCCGAGCGGCTCGCCTGTATCGATCCGCCGTCGTGTCTCCGCGCGCATCTCGGCGCTCGACGGCATCTGATGATCGATGGTGATCGGCTTGATCAGCTCGAAGAAGCGCATGTCGTATCCGGCCGCCTCGAAGGCGGTCCACTCCGATTGATGCACGAACAGTTTCGGATAGCCCTCGGGCAGCGGGTCACTGATCTTCGGCATCGTATCGCTCCATCTGTGTTGCGGTATCCAAGACGCGGATAACGATGCCGCTCAGGCGGCGGCCTTCCTGCCACGTGATGGGCTTCTCTGCACCAAGGCGCACCGCGACGCGTTCGAGCTTTCGCAGAAGATCACCTTCGATTGCGTAGGCCTGACTGTTGTCGAAGCGCGAGGCCATCAGAACACCCTTGGTTCGGGAGCGTGATCGCCGACGATAACGTGCGTCGTGTGATCGACGATGGATGGCGCTCGGCCGCGTGCATCGTTGATCGCCTGCACGAGCTTGTCGCGCGCCGCGTCGCGTAGCGCATGATAGATGCTGTCGGGTCCGTCGCGCTGAGCGAGCTGATCGTACTGCTCAATCTGCCGACGAAGGCGGGGGATAGATGGCATGGGCTCGGGCCTCCGGCAGTCTGTGAAATGGACCGCCTGCCTAGCACAAACTCTAAATTCCTGTCAAGGGAGGATTTTTCCCAAATTCGTATTTTTATTTTTCTGAATTTTGATGGAAAAGCGAGAAAGTGTGAATGAGCTAGGGCACATAGCATCTGGCCGGTCGTCGCGATTTTGGGGTCCTACCCCGTAACTCGCCGGGGCACAGGGTAGCACCCTCTTTGGGAGGGGTCAAGTGACGAGCTGGCATTAACCTTAATTATTAGGGTTAACAAAAATAGTTGAAGCGCGCATAAGATCATTTATGGAACATTTTTGAGATAGTGTAGTGATATCAATATGTTAGCGTGTGAGGGAAGGGGGCGATATGTCTAAACTGCATGGCTCAGGCGTTAACGTAAACAATAAAGGTTAATAAAAACAGCCATTTAGGGGCCTTTATAGCGTGCGAAGTGGTTAAGAATTAAGGTTAATGGGTGCTCGTGCGGGATTAAGGTTAATAGTTAAGGTTAACGCGCCACTTCAAGGCGTTAATCATAACTCTAAATCACTGCCCCTGTAGGGTGCGTGGCAGGGCCAGCCAATGCCTGCGAAAAACGATGCAACACAGGTAAAGCCTGTTTTCCCACCTGCTACTCACTGTAATTATCCCCCATCAACCCAGAAAAAGAGCTGTAAGTGTATGGGAGTTGCGTAGTTGATTGATTTGATTGTAGAAAGCCCGCACGAGGCTTACCCGTGTTTAGTTGTGTCTGCACGGTGCAGATAAACCTCAATCCGAACAACGTCAATGACTTAGCAATGCTTGACTTCGGCCCCGAGCGGTGGTAGACCCCCTAAAAACGGCAGTCCGACGTGCAAGAAAGCCAATGTTTATGCGGGTCGGCGAAATTGAAAAATGAGGTCGAAAATGCTAAAAAGGCCGAAAAAGCGCATTTTGGTGCCCGCTGCACACCCCCCTGCACGGCTCAGTGCTGTGCAGCGGATGGCCCGGCGATATGGGTACGATAAACCCGAACGCGCTCCCCGGCGCGAGTTCACACGGGAGAGCTTGATCAGGAAGCACGAGCGATTGATCAAAACTCTGCTCGACCCGGCGCGGGCTAATCCAAACCCCATGAGCATGAACGCTATGGACTGGCGGGAGGCCAAGGCGCGCGGCAGTCTTTTGAAGCTGACCGAGCTAACCGGCGAGAGCCCGGCCGAGATCATGCGGCGGCTCCGCTTGACCGAGGATGAGATCGCGCGTATGGGTCCTTTCCATGAGACGCGACAGTGGCACATCGGTCCGGCCCCCGCCGAGCCCAACCCGTGGGATTGAGATCAATGGCTTCAAAACTCCCAGCGCTCAAGTTCGTCGCCCAGCGCGCTCGCACGGCGGACAACATGGGGACGGAATGCGAGATGGCGGTCGGCATCATCAACCTGACTGACGGCGAGGTAGCACGGCTGCGAGCGTTCGTCGATCAGCAGCTTATACCCGACCGCCGCCGAGACTGGGATCGTCGTGTGGATGAGCTGGAGGCGAAGCGTGAGCGCTACATGCCTCCGGAGTACGGTGCGCCAGCGTCGTCAGGTCGAGCGCCGGTCAACATTCGCGAGCTGGTGACCACCATCCGCGAGGCAGAGCCCGCAACGCCCGGCAACAGATTTTCAGGTTTGGACATTAACCCTGTCTCGGAGAATGAGGGATGAAATTCGTGCTGGGGATGTTGACAGCTATTCTTGCCATCGCTATAGCGGTGGGACTTGATCCGTTGATCAGCGCGCACTTGTGGTGCGCGATCACGCAAAGCGAGCGGTGTATATGATGTCCATCGATACGACCAAGCGTAAAACGATTGCGAATGCGAAGCTTCACCGGATCGAAAGCGATCTGTCTCGGTTGCGGCGGCATCCTATCGACGGCCCGATGCTGCGCGAGTTCGGGTGCGACCATAGCAACGGCGTGATCTGTGACACGAACGGCAAGTGGGACTTGCTATTTGAAAACAACGGTGATCATGTGCGCGCCGATGCTGCGCGGCTGATACAACACTGCTCGGTCGAGAACATCACAGAGTTAGTTCGCGGCTACCGTCTGGCGCGCGACGCCGGACTATTGGGAGATTGAGATGGCGAAGTGCATTCGAGTTGTCGGTCAGCCCGGGCCGGTCCGCGTGTCGGACGAAGACGCTTTCCAAGTGGTCGAGCGCGACCGCGCCGGACAGTATTGTCCGAAGCACGAGTTCAAGCGGCCTGCGGTGGAGGGGGCAAATTATACCCCGTTCATCGCGAAGCTCGAAGGCTCGAAGGTAGTGCCAGTCACGACGCTCCAGCGTCACGCCCAACGCAAGCGGTACGTGTGATGCGCGTCAACATCTCAGCGTTGAAGCAACAGGCGTGGAGAGCCGAGCGGCTGTATCACTCGCTCCGTCAGTACGCGCTCGGCATCGGCTGCATGGTGCTCCACGACGAGATCGTCTGCAATACCGAGGAACAGGCGCGGTTGCTCGCCGCGTGGTGGATGGAGCACATAGATGACTAAGCTGTTTGATTGGTGCGATACGCTCTCCCGGCCGTCCACATGGCCGCGCTGGGCTCGGCGCACGTATCTGCTGACGCTTCCGATATCGTTTCCATTGCTTCTGGTCATCATAAGTATAAGCGTGCTCGTGGCGTTCGGGCTCATGCTCGTGGTCGGGCTCATGGTCGCGCTCTTCGATGTATGGAGAGGGCACAAAAATGGATAGCGTCCACTTGCACGGTGCCGAGGATGTCAGCACGGCTGGCCACAACATGCGGTCGGCCGCCAGTACAATGCGCGACGCTGCATCAACCATTGATAGCGCGCTCGACCGGCAACGGCTCTTTCTTGAAGATTGGCTTGTCCGCTTCGAGCACGTGCTCGCCGAAGATCGACGAGATCGGATCAACGGAGGGCTCAAGTGATGGAGTACGCTGTCATTGTCATCTACGGCTATCCGCAAGAGGCTCAAGACCTGATGAACCGCAAAGCCGCCGAGGGCTGGACGGTGGTCAGTGTCTCCGCGCAAAACGGTACGACTGCTTCGGGGCTCTACACGATCACGCTGGGGAGGCCACGGGAATGAAGCGGCCCATGTGGTATGTTATCAACCTGAATACCACGAAGCACGCAATCTCGGCAGAGTTTAGCGACAAGGATTATCCTTGGGGCGTTGGACGCGAGAAACATCCAGTTTCACTTGTTGGCATTGTGCAATTGCCGACGCGGGCAGAGGCGCGGCGCATGTGCGCTGAGCTGAATAGAAGCAGGAAACCACGGGCATGACCGACGAAGTAGCCGACCTCGCCATGGCAGCTTTAATCATCCTATCTCCATTCATTTGGGGGACTTTTATTTGGTGGGGGTTAGCACGATGAGAGAAGTCAAGTTCGGCGCTAACATCCTTCACATGCCCGACGCGCAACAGCGTGAACGGTCTGTCGAGAGCGGCTTCTATCACTGCGAGTGTCACGAGCGGCTCGGCAATGACTTCTATTTCTTGCCGATCAACTCGTGTCTGCGGAAAGACAATACCTGCACCAACACGAAAGGGCAAAGTCTTGGCAAATCTGACTGAGGACGAACTCTCCAACATGGTCAGCCATGCCGTCCAGCATGAGCGCGACCGGTGCGCCCGGCTGAATGAAGCTCTGGCCGCGCGGTTCGAGGCGAGCGCTGCGCGCATTCGGCTCGACGGCACCTACACCACTCATGCGCTCTGGCCGCTGTTCAAGAAAGTCACGAGCGTCTACCCGAAGTGGGAGCGAGCGGCCAAGGATGTCGAGGCATGCGCGAACTCGCTTCGTGCAGTGGCCAAATGCATCCGCGCCGGTTACGAGCCGTGAGCGCGGCACAAAAACTTCTGGAGTTGCCCGAGACGGCCTCCGACCTACAGGTCGCGACGCTGCTCGCCGACAAGTGCATCGAACTCACTGATGCGCCTTATCGGTTCGTGGTCAAGCACGATATCCGGCCGCCGAAGAACCTCGCATGCGCGGTATGCTACGAGTGGACGCGTAGGGATTTGTGCGGCGTCGAGTGGCGCAGCAAATCGATGATCAGAAAATGGTTGACAGACGCATTTTTACACGGCTATACGGTAGCCCAGACTAACGCGCAACGCGCGGTTGTCGGACACTGGCATAGCATCGCCATTGCTCGGCGGAGAGCCATCAGCCATCAGCAGCCGAAGGACGATAGTGATGACATCCCATTCTGAGTACGAGCCCCGAGGCGAAGGCCCGAACGCGGGCGGGCAAGAGTTCGAAATTCCGAGCTACGATCATGTGATGATCGACATCGAAACCATGTCGCTATCGCCGCATAACGCGCTGATCCTGTCCGTGGGAATGATCGAGTTCGACCCTGAGCCGGTAAATCAGCTATGCATCGGTTCGAAGTCGCTGATCGTGATGAACATAGAACAGCAGCTCGCGCTCGGCCGTGAGGTCAGCAAGAGCACGCAAGATTGGTGGCTGAAACAAGACCCGAAGGCCCGCGTCCACTGGTCCTATCCTGACTTCCCACAAATTCACGTGGCAACAGCGCTCGACCTCATTCGGAAGTTCTGCGCTGGCAAGTCTCGCGTCTGGGCGAACGGCACGCAATTCGATTTGTCCAACCTCGTCGGCCTTAATAAGCAGTGGGCGGCGAGCGGCACGGTCATGGAGACAAACGCTGTCGATCTCTGGCACTATCAGGCCCCGCGCGACATGAGGACGTTCTGCCGCGAGACGCCTGCGACCCGGCTCGTGCCCATCGGTGACGCGCTCGACATTCCCGGCGTACCGCACGATCCAGTCTACGATTGCATCATGCAAGCGTATCAGGTCTGGAGCCATTGGTCGCATGTCTAGGCCCAAGCTCAGCGACGTTCACTTGCTCCATATAATCGACTTCGGATATCATCCGGCGCGAGCGGTGACGGTATGCGGGCTAGTGGGCTGGCAAGAAAAGTGTCCATCGAATGAGTTCGCGACTGCCTCCGGTGATCGCTTCGAGGCTCACGCCGAGCGCAACGCCTATGTGGATTGTCCCAAATGCCTAAAGTGAAACATGATCTTAAAGCTCAGGTTGAGGCCCTCGGTGCGGACAGCCTCCTGCCGCCCAAGAAGCTTACCAAAAAGCAGTTTGAAGAGTTCGAGAACCTCGTTGAGGATGTATCTTCGCGTGTCAACGCTACGCGCGTGATGGCGCGCTTGAGGATGCGCGCGTTCGTGGCGAAGCACGGTAAAGAAGCCTGCGATCTGGCGTTCAAGAAGATCAAATGAGCGAGAGCACCATCATGAGCTATGTCGAGCAGGAGCGCGCCCGTTGCGTCGCTCTGTGCAAGGCGCTCGCGAAAGGCGTTGACAAAGATTTCCTGATCCACTGTATTGAGTATTCGATCCAGCCCAACGAGGTCGCGGATCGACGCAAGTATTTTGCCGACCTCGGTGGCAACGACATAGAGGACTTAATGTAATGCATAAGATCAGCAAGAAACAGCGCAAGCTATTGCGCTCGGTCTGGCGGATCGGCACGGCTCGGAACCGCCGAGTGCATTCACATCGTATCAGCAACGCCATGGAGCGGGGATGTCGAAGAAAACGATAATTGAGGCTGTCACTGACGCAATCGTTCGCGCGCAGGCGCAGAGAGCCTACGGGCTCTACGACTACTCGAAGTATCCCGGCGATGATCCGGCGCACGTTGTACGCTATGAGCTGGCCAAGCTCGGCGAGAGCGACGAAGTAGCTCGCTTCCACGACCGAGAGACCGCGCGCCAGCTTTGCGAGAAGATGGCCCACGAACACGTCGCGAAGGCGGCTATCCAAGCCATGACTGATTGGCTACAGGCTGATCTCATAAGCAGACGGGAGGCTTCCGATGGCCGATGAACAGCTCTTCTTGCTCCGCCTCCAGCGGATGTGTACGAGCGACGATGCCGACCTCGTCGCCGGATGGTCTGCTATCGTTGCCGAGAAAGACCTCGACAACATCAAGCTCAGCGACGCGGCCACACTGACCGCGATCTCGCTCAAGGACTGCCCGCTCGAAAACGTGCGGCCGATGACACAGGAAGAGGTCGATGAGTGGCGAGAAACCGACAACTGATCTGCTCACGTGCCAGTGCGCGATCAGCTATCACGTCGTCCACTTCGAGGACGGCACAATGCGTCACGTGCTCGACGAGGGCGAAGAGCTGCCCGGGATAATGCAGATGTGCCTCGGCCGCTGCCAGCGGTGCGGACTTCCCTATCACACCGAGTTCACGTCGGAAGAGATTGCGTGAACCGGATATGGCTTGACAAGGACTGCATGATCTGCGCGGTCGTGTCCGACGAGGACCACGCATGGGCGCTCCAGTGGCGCTGGCAAATCACGTGGGACCGGCATAAGCGCAAGGCATACGCTACGCGCTCGACGAAGACGCACGGTGGGCGACGGATCAAGTATTACCTCCACAAGGAAATTCTGATCCGGTCGTTGAAGCTGCCGCCGAGCCCGAGACACACCATGGGCGACCACGGCGACGGGGACAGCCTTAATTGCCAGCGGTGGAACCTCGAATGGGCAACGCCCTCCCAGAACCGCAGGACGGCTCGCAGCCCAAACCCCTCCGGGGCTCGGGGACGCGCTCGCCCGGCTCCGGCTGTCGAGGACATCCCCTTTTAACGACGAAGCCCAGCCTTGCGGCTGGGCTCTGACGGGCCTTTCTGTTGCTAAGCGGCCAACTCCCGAACACTTACGCCGCGAGGGCGAGAGCTTCCACGGCAACGTTATTGTCGTTGGCGTTTATAGGGGTGACCCGATAACGGCGGTATCATGCCGAGTTCAACCCCGAGGCGTCCCGAGCGTCCATCGATCCTATTTCGCCCCCATCAGAGACAGACAGGGGAGCCTCTCAGGGTTCTCCGCTGCTTGTAGAGCACGGTATCCATACCGCACCTGTCTGTCCTTGGTGGAGGCGGCGGGTACTGCCCCCGCGTCTGACCGCAGTCTGCCTCGATATTCAGAACCATCACACTCGCTATGCGCGAGCATCTTGCAAGCCTAGCGTGTCATTAGACCCCTGTCAAGGGGTTCCGGACTGGGACGTTAACCATTGCGCGATGTGCCATGTTGACACGCGGCGCGGGGTATGCCTAAGTTTAGAGCACGGTCTCATGGGAGATCGTCGGCCCCTCAATGAAAAGGCCGCAAATGCTACAAGGGGGTTGGAAAGGACGGATACAATGTCAACCTCGTCAAACGTCGCTACCCTGATCACTCGGTCCTCGACGGACCTCATGGATCAGATCACGGAATGGATCAAGAACCCGCCCGAGACATCGCGCGTGATCTCTATCACTCCGAAGGCTGCCGCTACGATCCTCGGCGTCGGCACGGATACCTCCGGTCTCAACTCGCACAATCGGGGGCGCAAGCCCAGCAAGATCAAAGAGTATGCAGACGACATGGTCAACGGACAGTGGCACCTAACAGGTGACACGATCAAGTTCACCAAAGGCGGCCTGCTTGGAGACGGTCAGAACCGGCTCTATGCTTGCGTCCGGGCGCGCAAGTCGTTCCTCACGCATGTCGTGTTCGGGATCGATGACGCTGTCTTCCCATGGCTCGATAAGGGACGCCAGCGCTCCATCGGTGACGACTTCTTCGTGGACGGAATGGACAACCCTCAGCTACTCGCGCACGTGATGCGGTGGCTGGAGCTGTTCCGCCTCGACCAAGTCAAGGAGCGCACGACGTTCACGCGTGCGGAGATCAGGGACGCTTACTTCAACAAGGGTTACGATCACGAGTTGCTCTCGCTCGCAATGGAGAAGGGCTTGCTCGTGCAGAAGGCGACTAACACGCCTCGGTCCCTTGCCTCGGCGCTCTACTACCTGTTCGCCCAGAAGAACCGGAAGCTTGCTGACGAGTTCTTCGATGCATGGTCGAGCGGCACGCATCCGGGTCGGATGAACCCGATCTCCAAGGCTAACCGAACCTTCGCGAAGATCATGAAGGACAATCCGCTCGTTCGTATTCACGATACGATGCGCGCGGCGGTCTGGGTCATCGCGTGGAATTTCGTGGTACGCAACAAGAAGGGGTCTGTCAAGGACTTCGAGTGGACCAATATCCGGCCGTTTCCCAAGATCGCCGGGTAGTGGAAAAGTTTCCCCCATCCCTCTTGACAGGGGGATGGGTCCCTCTCATTGTGTCGCCGAACGTACACAACCGAAAGGGGCAAGGACATGACCGTCACTCTCACGTCCGAGCAGATTGTCATAGACCGTATCAAGGTCAGCAAGGATCGAAAGCCGGACGAAGAGATCGTTCGACAGTTGATGATAAGCATCCCAGTTGTAGGCGTGCTCCAGCCCATTGTTCTATGTCGTCCGTCTCCGGGCATGGGGATCAATCTAGTCTTCGGCATCAACAGATTGACCGCATGCAAACGTCTCAAGCACCGGGCCATCCTCTCGCGCGTCGCGAACGGAAACACGGAAGAGATCGCGGCGTGGTGCAAGCAAGCGCAGCTCGACGAGAATGCTATCCGAGCCATCGGCGCGATCTCAGGGCCAGTCGTTTCCCTCGACGCATGGAAGGGCGCGGTCCGGCGGGCCTGAACAGACTTCTAGCCAAACGAAAAGGCCCCGGAGTGATCCGGGGCCTTTTGCTATGCAGGCGGTTGTGTAAGTCCGCAACGTTGGTTCGACCCCCGATGAATGCGTCACTGCGCGTTTTACAGCGGGCTCGCGATAGCCCGGCACTCGCGTCTCAGGTATGGCACGTCTTGCCCTCGGGGTTAGCGGGGCACCGGCTGTTCCCCTGTCCGCGCCTAGAACACTTCGGGGGTTACCACTTCCGGCCACTGCACTCAATCAGTATCGCCGAACTCGCTGCTCGCGTCAAGGTCGTCGAGCGGTAAATTTTTGCCCGCCTTCTCCTTGTCGTCTTCATACTGTTTTCCGACCCGATCCTGCCAGCCTTCAAAGTTGCGAAGCCCGCTCCCGTTGATGACCATCAGCCGAGGCCGAGAGCGGTCCCTAAGTGTGAACTGGCCGATCTCTTCACCTTGGAAGCGGTTCTTCAAGATGCTTTTGATCGTGCTATGCAGACGGGGGCTCTTGCTCTCCAGTCGGCGGGGCAGCATTTCGATTACGTCGTCAACCGAGATGAGCCGCCCGTTGAGCGGGAAGCTGTCGCGCCGGTCGAGCATGAAGTGCTCAAGGTCACTGAGCCCGGCCTCAATCATGGTTTCCTTCGCGCCAGTCGAGGGAGCTGCGCCTGCCCCAGTGTATGTCCCGTAGTCTCGGTTCTGGAGCATGTAGGCGACCGCCGCCACGTCGGCATTGTTGTCGAGCCGTGCATAGAGCTGCTCATAGTAGTCGGTCGAGGCCGGAGTGCCTTTACCGAACCGGGGCTCGACGGGAGTTGTGATCACGAGGTAACGGCGGTCGGTTTGGTCGAGCGTGATCGCCGCATCGTGGTTCGACATCGCGAAGATACCGAAACAGTTTTCAACGTCACGCCGAGGAAGGTTCTTCTCGTTGACGCTGACGATGTCCTGAGTGATCAGGGGATGGAGTTTGTTCGCGACCTCGTTGCGGTCCACGGCGCGCAGCTCTTCGATGATCAGGAGCTTCGACCGGGCCGCCCAGCCGTTGAAGTCACCGTGCAAGTCGGTCTGATTGATGTTCGACGTGTTGCGGCGATTGATGATCCTCGCGAGCATCTCGACGATGAAGCTCTTGCCCGTGCCTTGCACCGTACCTTGCAACAGCAATGCGTGCTTCGGCTTCTTGCCGATGTTCTGGAGGAACCATGCCATCCAGTTAAGCAAGAGGGCTCGGTCCTCGGCGCTCGGCAGAAGGTATGCCAGATGGTCGTCCCACCATGACAGGTCGCCTTCGGCCGGAGTGATAGTCGGCTGCACGTACATATTATAGTAGCGCCCCTCGATGGCCATCGGCTCGCCCGGGCGGTAGACCGCATCGTCGAACCGCGCGACGGTGCCCTTCTTCTGCTTGAGCAGGATGTCCGACAGGCTCTTCTCTTTCTTGCCGGGGATGTAGGCGAAAGCCCGGTCGAAGGTGACGGGCTTCCACATGACGTTGCTATCGATCTTGAGCGCGAACCGCTCAAGCCCCTTGATGTAGACCCACTCGTCGATAACTTCCTGTTTCGTCCAGATGCGTTCGCGCTGATCCGGCGGCAGTGACGCGGCTGCAACTCGTGCGCGCTCGCGCAGTCTCGCGGCGCGCTCTGCTTCCTGTCGGGCCTTCCGTGCGGCGGGCGTCGGCGGCGGAGGCAATGGCTCCGGCGGGTCGTCCGAGAAATCGGCCTCGGCTGTCTTGCCGCCAGCCTTCGACAGATTGGTGTAGGTGTAGGCGCTCGTGACCTTCGCGATCAAACCATCCATATCCCACGGCGGCTCGCAACGTGGGTTGTAGTATTCATTGAGCAGCTCGGGCGCGAGCTGCGCGCTGATGCCGAGGTCTTTGAGGTACGCAGCGGTCTTATACGTGTTGAAGTCGCCGCCCTGTCCCTCGATTGCCGGGACCGCGTCGTTCTTCAAGAAGTCAATCGCGAGTTCGATGTTCGCGGGCTGATCAAGCTCGACCACGACCTCGTCCGCGTCCGCTATGCGGGCTTTGCTCTTCGCGTTACGGATCGTATCGTAAATCCACTGCGGACACGGGACCGGGTCGAGGTCGTTTCCGATGTAGCTCGTACCGTCGTCGAATGTGCAGCCCGCGATCAGCGTGTAGTTCGGCACGTCGATATCTTTGCCGATGCCGTTCTCGCCGAGTGCCATCGGGATATCGAGCCCGGGCAGACCTTCATAGATTTTGTGAAAGCCGCCGGACGGCGTCGTGGTCATCTCGGTCTCGGGCCAGCCGTAGATCAGGTCGAGTGCATCGTATGTGAGCTGACCCTGCTTGCCTTTGGCTGGATTGGTATCAACGTCCACACCCATGACGTTAGACTTACGGTGGGCGAGACCCCAGTTGCATCCCGGCCATTGCTTCTCCCACGCGATGAGCTGCGCGGGGTCGTTCGATGCCTGAGCGAGATTGTCCCGAATGAGCGGCGGAAATTTCTTGCCCGCTTTGATCGGGAAGAGATACCGGCTAAAAAGGTGCCGGTCGAGATACGCCAGCGCAAGGTCTATCGTTCGTTTGCGGACGGTCATGAGGGCCTTTCGGAGGCGGGGGCGATGGTCCTCCTAGCACCGAATGTTAACTATTGCAAGAGGATTGAGCCCTCTTGACAATTTTCGCGGCTCGATATACCGCCTATAGTACCAACCGAGGATTTTTACCCCGATGCCCTATTCGCTCCGCGTCAAACGGCTTGCCTACGAAGTTGATCCGGTTTGCTGGGTCAGCTATTCCGGAGCGCCGGTCGAGCGCAAACGGCGGATGGAGGCGCGACGGATTGCCTCGCTCAAAACCGCCGCGCGGTTCGTTGCCGTGGTTGACCGCATTCTCAGTCGTAATCTCAAACCGAAAGCCCCTTCTATGTCCCACACATTTTTCCGCGCTCCCCCGATGATGATCAACATGATGATGCACTTCCATTGCGCCGTAGGTCCGTTCACGCCGGAGAGGTCCCGCACATCGCCTGCCTATACGAAGTTTGTCAAAAGCCTGCTCGCGGCCGGACTGATCGAGCGTCCGACCAAACAGCAGCGCGCCGAGTACCCGGGCTGGGCGTACAAGACGACAGAGAAAGGTGATGTCTGGGTTGAGGCGATCTGCGCGACGCCACTGCCCGTGCCTAATGAACCCAAGTGGGTCGTGCCGACCCGCCGATGATCTGCGCGTGCGGCATAGAGTTCACGCCCCGTCGTAACTCCAAAACATGCTCGCCGGAGTGTAGTGTCAAACGCACTGTACTTCGGCAGCGTAACTATCACGCAGCGCATCCCGAGAAGCGTGCGCTCGCGCAATCTAGGCATCGTGATGTGATCAAGCTGATCAATGCCAAGCGGCTCAGCGTTAAACTTGATCGCGCCGTGCGACTGCTATTCGCACTAACAGGAGAGACCTATGAAAGAAATCCAGCAGGCCGCCGGGATAGCGGCCGACAGGCTCATCGCAACGGAAGTGGCGATACAAGACAAGATGTGGGGTGACGCGAACGAACGCGCCGACAGCACCAAAAATCAGTTGCTCGGCGCTGGCATCGCTCAGCTTATGCTCCTCTCGGCGAAGCTCGACGGAGAGACCGCCGACTTTGCGCTGGAGGTCGGCCAAAGCTTCTATCCCGCCGATTGGGATGGCTTTCGGGACTACGGTTCGAACGTAGCCAATCTCGTAGTCGCTGCCGCGTTTATCCGCAGCGAGATTAAGCGCCGTCTTCTGCTCGGCGAGGATACGACACGCGCCAAGCGTGGCGAGCCCTATACAGCAGCAACACCCTACGTCTCGTCAGAAGAGGCCGCTCAGGCGATCAACGGGTACGATGGTGGCGAGATTTTTCAGCACTAAAATAAAAATCTGCTTAGCCCGCTTGACATTTGCACGTCGAGCGGGCTAGGAACGGCCACACTGCGAATTTTCCCCTGTCCCCATCGGAGTTGCCCCCTATGTCCGACGCCCTGCTTACAGAAATTTCGAAGAAGCTCAGCGATATTCATGCTGCGCTCATCAAGGGAGGGGCCGCTCCCGTTGCCGCTCCGAAGACCACGACCACGACCACGACCGCTGCCCCGGATGCTGCCGCCAAGGCGAAGGCCGAAGCCGCTGCAAAGGCAAAAGCCGACGCGGAGGCGAAAGCCAAAGCTGACGCGGCTGCCAAGGCGAAAGCCGCCGCTGCTGCCGCTCCGAAAGGTCCCGCCGCTGGCACCAAGGCCCCGGGCGGCAAGTTCACCATCGATCAGGTCCGCGATCTGATCCGTCAGGTTGCCACGAATGCGAGCCTCGGCAAGCAATCGGCGGCCGACATCCTCTCGGATGACGGCGGCGGCGTGACCAAGGTGACCGACCTCAAACCGGAAAACTACGACAAGGTCGCCGAGGCCTGTCAGGTGCTCTTGAATGGAGAAGGTGCTGGAGCCCCGGCTGCCGCTCCCGAAGACGACTTGATGTAAATTCGTTGGCGAGGATACGGGACGGCGCGATGGTGCGTCGTCCCAACCTTCGAGATCAATCCCCATGAAGACCGATCTGACGTACTTGAAGCCGCTTGTCTCCCGCATCATGAGCGCGCCCCTTGCCAAGAATGAGTGGACCGTGCAGGGCTTCGGGTTTCTGCGAACGTACTTCGGGCCTCCCGAGGCCCCCAAACGTTTCCGGCTCAATCTCTGGAACAGTCGTTTCGCCGTCCCCAATGTCTCAACAATCCATGATCATCCGTGGCACTTCAAATCGGTGATCGTCGCCGGGTTCTTCTGCAACGTGCGTTATCGCGTATGCGATGGGCTCACGCACCACTTCACGACTATCCGGACTGGCGAGGGCGGCGGCATGGAGAAGTCGCCGATCATGAACGTGGCCTTGCAGGCTCAACGGCCGGAGCTGTACTCGCCCGGCGATATGTACTTTCAAGAGGCCTCCGAAATTCACGAGACACTGTTCGTTGATGGATCGGTAACACTCAACGAGCGCACGCCCCGTGCGGACGGAGACGGCGAACATGCGCGCGTATTCTGGCCTTACGGCTCGAACTGGGTTGATGCCCTTCCCCGCGCCGCTACGCGCGACGAAGTCGCCGAGGCCGTCTCCCATTCACTCAAGGAGTGGTTCTGATGGCAACGGAGAAACGACAGGTCAGCATCGTCGGCTCCAGCTTCTACCCCGGGGCGGGTAACTGGATTGCGAAGCTCGCCCCGGGTCAGCAGCTACGCGTCGAGCGTGAGCCGAACAATCAGTATGATCCGAATGCTATCGCGGTCTACATCTTCGCCCAGAAGCTCGGGCACTTCCCGCGCGGGTTTGCTGCCGAGGTCGCTCCGCTGATGGATGCAGGGCGCAAGCTGACCGCGACTAAATCTCGCGACCCCCGCTTCGCAGGCTCCGGAGTGATGGTCGTAGAATGGGAGGTCCCCGAATGACCCGTCGCTCCCGTAAACTCACACTGACGGTCGAGCAGTGCAGGCTCATGTATCGTCTGCTCTCCGAGACCGAACCGTTCAACGGCTGGAATATGCCGGACAGCTCTGATGTGATATTCAAGGTTTCGCGGAGCCGCAATATCTCCGGCTACCACAAGGAGTGGAGCACGGGCGAACACGAGATCGGGATCAGCGCGCGCTGTGTTGGGACCATCCCCACGCTGGCCGCCATCATGGGTCACGAAATGGCTCATCTTCATCAATGCACGACGAAGCCCCGGACTGATACTCCCGGCGTCGAGCACAATCTAGCTTTCCGGCGTATCGCGGATCGTATCTGTGAGGTCCATCACTTCGACCGACCGATGTTCGCGGAGATCGACTAAAATGACCATCAATCCAATTTGTCATATTTTCGGTTGGGGCATCAGCTTCACGACCACCGCTCCGATGATGTCAAGGGACACATGGTATAGGTGGGCCGATGGCGTTCGAAGCATCCGCATCGGCTCTTGGGAGCTGCTTGCGTGGCGCTCCAGCTATCGGAGACGCACGTGAACGTCGAAGAGACTGCCAAGATCATCAACACGACAGAGACCGGCTGGCGTGTCGTAGCGGTCGCAGTGCCGACCCGTGCGCTTCGGGTCGTCGTGGACGATACCGATCTCAAATTCCGGCTCGAACAGCTCGATCCAACGAACTGGAGCTGGCGCGCGGTCGCGACACATATCGGCGATGAACCGTTTGAGAGCTTCGGTCCGGCGCTACAGGACCTCGGAACCAAGCAGGCTCGTCTCAAGGAGAAGATCAAGCTCGCGCAGCACGAAATGCGGATGGCGATGATTAAAGCGCAGGAGACGACATGAGCATCGCCACGGTGAAGCATCTGACGAAGAACCACGTGCAGATAACGCCTGCCGAGGGCTACAGCGTGATCTTGATGGGAAAGAGCGGGAACCTCGAAGCCATTGTCGCTGCCGATGACGGTTCGGAGACAATCCGCCTCCGCATCGAACCGGCTGCGGCGGGATATACGATGTCAGCTAAGGTCGGATATCGAGTTGTCGATATCCGATATCTGGAGGCTGCCGATGCCTACTGACAAGGTGACGCAGCTTCATGCCGTGAAGCCGCCCTCGGTCTCCAATGAGATCAGGGACAGCATGATCAAGCTCATCGAAGATTTGCTGGAGGAAGCGAAGGCTGGAGATGTGACCGAGGTTTGCATCTTGATACAGCACGCCAACCCCAAGGAATGGTCGGACCGCTCAAGCATGACAGAAAATATCATGACTTGGGTCGGCCGACTGGAGACGACCAAGCTTGACTGGATTGCCAAGTACAAAGAACAGGATCAGGTACAATGAGTAGCTTGCTTCAACACACCAAAGCCGAACTACGTGCAGCCGGTCTCTTCGACAGCGATGCGGACTACGACGGCGCTATCGGCGTGAGCGTCACCGCGCTCGTGGAAACTCTAGTCGGCTATGGTCACTCCGGCGGGAGCTTGGAGCGCACACTCGAAGTCTTCGACAAGGTCGCTCGTCATATGCCTCTCACGCCGCTGACCGGCGAGGATGACGAGTGGGAAATCCCGAACGGCACGAGTGGCCAGATTTGGATTAACAAGCGCTGCCATCAGGTCTTCAAGGACGATGATATGGCATGGGATGTCCGCAAAGGCCGCACGCCGATCACGTTCCCCTATGTGGCGTAGGCTCTGCCGATATTGGAGACATCTGGCGCGGAAGCCTTGGAAGGCTCCGCGCCGAACCACGTCAGGAAATTGAATGGGCACGCATGCGAGACTATCCCCTTCGGCTTCACACCGCTGGATGAACTGCCCGGGCTCGGTCGCTAAGATCGGCGACGAGAGTTCGGCGACGAACCACGCGGCGATGCTCGGGACGGCGGCGCATAAGCTGATCGAGATCATGATCATCAATGACCATCACGAGGCGCGCGAGTACGTCGGCTCGACATTCCTCGTGAAAGCGGACGGCGACGAAGAGACCGAGTTCTACCCGCCCGGCGCACAGGCACTTGACCCCGAGGTAGCTCGCCCCGGATGGTTCATGTTCATCGCCGACGAGAAGATGGTAGAGGGTGTTCAACAGACTATTGACGAGATCGACCGCATCAAAGAGACACGCTACAGCCCGGAGGTTTACTCCGAAGTCTACCTTGACGGCTCGTGGCTGGACAGCCGTTTCGGTGGCTCGATTGACGTTCGTATCGTTGAGCCGTATGGCTGGCTTGACATCGTCGATCACAAGAACGGCTACATACTCGTCGAGGCGAAGGACAACGATCAGCTCAAGCAGTACGCCGTGCTCGCCGCGCATGAGCATCCCGATTGCGAAGGCGTCACGGTCACGATCTCCCAGCCGCACTCGCCGCACGCCGAGGGCCTGATCCGTTCCGAGAGCTACACGATTGACGAGCTGCGGCTCTACGAGATCAGGATGAAGGAGGCGGCCGACGAGACCTCGAAGCCAAACGCCCCGTTGCGTGCTGGCGATTGGTGCCTATGGTGCGCGGCCAAAACCCGTTGCGAAGAGTATGATCGGATGCTGCTCGAAGAGGCCAGCGCTGACTTCTCTGACGACGAGCCGCCAGCGTTGCTGCCTCCGCCGACGAGTACGGTCGAGCTGGCGCACAAGGCGAAGTGGGTTCCGGTTATCGAGGCATGGTGCAATAGCATCAAGGCCGATATCCAGCGTGAGCTTGAGAACGGAAACGTGGTCGGCGAGTTCGACGAGCCCGAGTGGAAGCTCGTGCGGGGTCGGGCAAAACGCCGTCTGATTGATCCTGTTGCGCTACAGGAAAAACTCGTCAATGAGATCGGGATTGATGACGCGGATATCTGGGTCGCGCCGAAGATGAAGTCTCCGGCTCAACTTGAGAAGCTCGGCGTCGGTAAGGAACAGCGCAAGCTCGTCAAGCAGGCGGTTAGCGAGTACGCCTTCATGCCGAGTGGCGTGCTGACCATTGCACCGATGTACGATCCGCGCGAGGCGGTAAGTGCGCTCGACGACGCCCAGAACGAATTTATGACGACCGATGAAGACGATGAGGATGACTTCACATGATCGTCGTTCGGGTCGAGCTACATTCCGCGATCACGCGCAAGATAACTGAGATTGCCCGGCTGACAATCTGCAACGTCGGTGGTAGTCATGAGCGGGGCGACTACCAAGTCTGCACATATCGCGGTCGGAATAAAGAGGCTCTTGACAAACGGACCGTAAACAGGTCAGGAAGTGTCAACAACTATCCGCGCCTCGCTCTGCACGTCTGGCATCTTGTCTACGAAGCATTGAAGGCGGTGAACTATAACCGGAGACCCCATGGCACAAGTTCGTAGGATCAACGTCTACGCGAAGAGCAAAGAGCGTATCAGTATCAACCTTAGCGCGCTGATCCGCGTCGAGCCCGGCGTCCTGACGAAAGACGAGGCCGACACGCTCCGCACTGCGCTCGCTGATCGGCTGATGCTCGCCCTGACGGATGTCCCGTATCTGCACGCCCACATTTCCGAAGTGAAGGTGACCCGATGAGACCGACTGTTACGCGCGGAGCGACCCACAACTACCAAAAACCGGACAACTGGAACGCCGAGAAAGACGGCGAGTGCGGCGATCTTCAAGTACGAGCTGAGACCTACGGGGAGAGCAAGATCATTCAGCTCGTCAGCACGTGGAAGCCGAACAGCGCCGAACTCAAGCTTCTCAAGCAGGGCGGCGTGGTCGAGGTGATGTTGCTCACGCCGATCCAACCGCCGATGGCGGTTAGCGTGGTCGAACCTATCGAGCCTGCGCTGATCAAGTACGTCGTGCCGCAAGGCGGGCTCACGATCAATGAGATAGCGCACGGAGATGACAGTCATGGGGAGCGATGAGCATGGCCCGGCGTACCCGGAAGCCCCGCGATATCGATGCGGCGTTTGCTGCATTTCGGACCGCGATCAATACCTTGTTTGCGACCATCCTATGTGCCCAGACGGTCGCGATCAAGCGTGCCGCCTCGAAGCGCGCCCGAGCCAAGCACGCCCGCGCAGGCCGGAAGCGGCGCGCACGCTCGTAGGCTGGGCGATCTTCATTGCGTTCGGTCTATGGCTCTTTTGGCCTCACAAGGCTCCGGCTATGGATCACGGCTTCGATCCGAACGCCCCGACAACGAAATGGTTTGAGAGCCTGCCACGGCCGAACTTCCCCGGATCGTGTTGCGGAAAAGGCGACGCCTATCCAGTCGAGAGCTACTGGCCCAACCCCGATGGGACGTGGACAGCGAAGATTGGCGACGGTTCGGCTAAGAAGTATCCGGACGGCACGAGGCGCGACCCCATCGCTGACGGGACTGAAATCATCGTCCCGAAAGAGGTTGTCAATCGGGCCGAAGACGATCTCGACAATCCGACCGACGTGAGTTGGATTTTCATGACGGTGCATTCAGGTGAGGTCGGCATGATCTATTGCCTGATCCGACATCCGAGCGGAGGCTAAAATGCAATCGCCTTTTCCAGAGCTGATGCTCATCGGTTTCCAGAACTTCCCGTTCCGGGGTCGCCCCGTAACCAACTTCATTCTGCAAGGGGCCGCCGTCTTTCTTGCCGCTGCGGTCGCTGGGTTCATCCTCGGCTACTCGACCCTGCATCACTGACATGGCGTTCAAGTTTGATTGCGTCGAATGTGAGCGACGACGGCGCGAGATGGCGATCATGCTCGAAGCCGCCAAAGTGTGGACCCTAAACCCAATTGGGCCGAACATCCACGATGTTTTTCTACGGCTCAAAAACGAAGCCACTATGCGAGGGGAATTTGATGATCTTGTTCGACCGCCTACTTGAGCTGTTCATCACTGTCGTCCTGATCGTCGGCGGATATCAATTCTACTTCTGGGCTCAGCGCCAGACATTCTTCGACGCACGCTACTTCGAGACAAGCTGGGATCGCAAGATCAACTTCGATCCGCGCTGGGTCTGGATTTACTCTGGGCTCTACTACCCCATGATCCTGCTCGCCGCGCTCAGCGTGCCCTCGTGGCAGGCCTACGCGTATTGCGTGGGGTGCTTCCTGACGCTGCTCGCCATACAGGTGACGTTCTTCATACTCTGGCCGGTTGCCATCCCTTCGCATTGGCGCGAGCTGATGCCTGTCGGGTTTGTGCGAGGGAAGAACTACGGAGCCGTGCCGCGCGACGCAGCGCGCACGCTCTGGCCGCGCTCCATGCGAATGCTCGACCTCGTCTGGAGCTACGACAAGCTCCGCAATTCCCTGCCGAGCATGCACGTGAGCGTTGCCATGATGGTTGATCTGACGATCTGGCAGAACTGGCCGGTCGCTGGATACGTCGGCGGGCTCTTCCCGTTGCTGATCGCGACATCCGCCCTCAAGACCAAGCAGCATTATGTGGTGGACGTGGTCCCGGGGGCGCTGCTCGGGGCTGCTGTATTTTTCGCGTGGCGTCAATTTATTCCTTGACAGGTGGTTAAGACTTCGTTAAAAGCCACAACTGCCAAGTCCAATTATCACATCACATCAAATCGAAAGGACGGACATCATGGCATCCAACGCTACAGCCGCGCCCGGCAAAAAGGGCTCTCGCCTGCTGACCCCGAAATTCCGCGTCAGCTTCCCCCAAGTCTTCGAGAAGGCCAGCTACAATAACGGGACGCCCCGCTATTCGCTCGTCGGTCTGTTCTATCCGAAGCAATTCACCGACGCCGACAAGGCCAAGTGGGATGCCATCAAGAAGAAGCTGGCGGAGGTCTGTCAGGAGTTCTTCAAGAAGGACATCAAGACCATGAAGGAGGACCGCTCCTTCAAAATCCCGTTCCACAAGGGCAACGAAAAGGATTACCAAGGCTACGGTGATCCGGACATGGTGTTCTTCTCCATGGCCAACTCGAAGCGCCGCCCGCAAATTCTCGACGTGAAGGGCAACCCGATCACGCCGGAGAACGCGGAAGAGTTCTACGCGGGCTGCTGGGCTCGCGCGTCGGTCAACCCCTATGCCTTCAACAACATCGGCAAGGGTCTCGCCATCGGTCTGGGCAATATCCAGAAGCTCGGCGACGACGAGAGCTTCGAGGGCTTCACCTCGGCCGAGGACGATTTCGGCGATGATCCGGCCGAAGGCTTCGAGAGTGACGACGACTTCGGCGGGGATGACGACGATCCGACCGCGTAAGGAGGTTTCTCGGGCCACAGTGCCGTAGCGGTCTCGACTGCATCCGTCCGTGAGTACACGGGGCGAGGAATACCGGGGCCGGTTATCAGAAATGATAATCGGCCCCAACCATATTGACAGCAGCGCGTGCGTCTGATTTGTGAGTGGGCATCGTCATCAATTTTCAGGAAGCGCCATGTCCACTCAACAAGAGACCAAGATCGAACTTGTCACCGAGGCCATTGAAGCTCTCGTACTCGCGACTGTAGTCGCGACAACGAACTACTCTACTCCCCATGCCAATGCGATCAATCATCAGCTCGTGTTCGATGCGCGTGAGGTTGTTCGCAAGGCCCTGCGAGAATTGCTGACCCCGACATTGCGCGTGATCAGCCCCGAGCCCCCTGCTCTCAAGATGGCCTCTTCTGAGGCGCTCCAGCCCGCATGATTTATCTTGATTTCGAGACGCGGAGCGCGGCCGACCTCCTCAAGTGGGGCCAGCGGCGCTATGCGCTCGACACAAGTACGCAAGTTCTATGCTTGTGCTGGCAGTACAGTGAGCAATCGATAGACGACACGGTATTTCTCTGGCACCGCGATCATCCGTGGATAGAGAAAGATGAGCCCGACGACGAGTTGATCCGACGCATCCGCGATGGTGAGCCGATTGAGGCGCACAACGCGGGCTTCGAGTTCAACGTCTGGAATGAGGCGTTCACGCGGGAGTTTCCCGAGTGGGATGTCAAGCTCCAGCCCGAGCAGCTCCACTGCTCGGCGGCGAAGGCGTCGTGTATGTCCCTGCCTCGCGCGCTAGGGGACGCGGTTGACGCACTGGGCCTGCCGCACAAGAAGATCGCGGACGGCAAGCGGCTGATCAACAAACTCTCCAAACCGCTGCCTCGACGTGGCAAGAGCAAGGGCGACGGGATCATCGTATTCTGCGAAGAGGAAATAGAACACCGGAAGAACTGGGTCTACTGCCAAGGCGACATCCGTTCTGAGCGAGGTCTCTCCGACTTCTGCCCGGAGATGACCGAGCGCGAGCGGGATTATTGGCTTATGGACTTCCGGATGAACCTCCGGGGGATCACTCTCGACCATCACGCCGCTACCGAAGCGCTCGATCTCGCCAAGCTCGAAGCCGACCGGCTCAATAGCGAGCTAAAGGACATCACTGGGGGCGTCGTCGAGAAGGGGTCCCAACGTGCGGTCCTGCTCGGCTGGGCCAATGGGCGGCTCGTAGAACTCGATCAGCCGCCTCTTGAGAATACCAAGGCCGATACGCTCAGCTTTGCGCTCGACGGCGTCCCGACGAAGGCTGGCGACGAGGCCCGGGAAGCCGCGCTTGGGCCGTCCCGTGAGAAGTGGGAGGCGCTCGGCGAGGAAGGTGCCCGGGTCGAGCGCGCCCTGCGAATTTGCATGGAGGTCAACCGCTCGTCGGTCGCCAAGTACAAGCGGATGGTGCAGAGCGTATGCCCGGACGGCAAGCTGCACGACATCATGCTCTACAACGGGGCCGACCGGACCGGCCGATGGTCCGGCAAAGGCGTCCAGCCGCATAACTTCGTCCGGGGGTACGCCAAAGACATGAGCAAGGCGTGGGATGACATCCTCACGCTCGACCGCGAGCTGATCACGATGATCTGGGGCGAGCCCATGGTATGCCTCGCCAAGGCCTGCCGTGGCGCGCTCATCGCCAGTGAGGGCAAGGAGCTGTACGCGGCCGACTTCAATGCCATCGAAGCACGCAAGCTGGCGTGGCTCTCGGGCTGCGCGACGATGCTCGCGATGTTTACTCCGGGGCAGGACATCTACTGCGACATGGCGAGCGGCATCTATGGCCGCACGATCACGAAAGCGGACAAGAACGAACGCAATCTCGGGAAGAAAGCCATCTTGGGCCTCGGCTACGCGATGGGCTGGGAGAAGTTCCAAGCGACAGTCTGGAACGACGAGGGCATATGGCTTGATGACGAGTTCTGCCAGATGGTCGTTCGCATCTATCGCAAGGAGAAGTATCCCGAAGTCCCGATGCTCTGGCGGGACAGCGAGAAGGCGGCTATTGCGGCGGTCCTCGAAGGCGGCGAGCACTTCTGCGGCGGTGACGCGTTCGGCATCGGGGCAGTCTCGTACTTCATGAGCGACGACGGCAACTTCTTGCACTGCCGCTTGCCGTCCGGGCGGCTTCTCGCCTATCTCTATCCACGCGTGAGGATGCGTGTCACCTATCGGTTCGCGGCGCTAAATGCGCGCGGGCGGCCGACGACTGTGAACTTCCCGGCGAAGAAGAGCGTCCCGCAAAATCGCGTGCGCTGGCACGCGGAGAAGCTCGCGGAGAAACAGAACAAGCGGCTCTTGCCCGACGCGCCGGAGAGCTTCATATCGCCGCATCTGTCTTTCATGGGCCGCGATACATACACTAAGCAGTGGAAGCGGTGCGGCACGCACGGCGGTTCGCTCGTCGAGAATTACGACCAAGCCAGCTCACGCGATCTTCTGGCTGAAGCGATGCATCGCGTTGACGAGCTGCCAGAGTTCGATCTACTCTTGTCTATCCACGACGAAGTTATCGCCGAGGCGGCTAAAGGCACTTGCACTCGTGAAGAATTTGAGGCAATCATGTCCATCGTGCCTGACTGGGCTCCCGGCATGCCAATAACTGCGGAAGGTTGGGTCGGCCCGAGGCTAAGAAAATAAAAGGGGGATTACCTCATGGCCAGAATTGATGATGTGCTCGACGAACTTGTTATAGAGCTTGAGGAAGAAGAAGTTGACGCAACGGAATACAGCATCGGGTTTAGCATCCCAGACAACGAGATACGGCTGCAATTTCACAACGAGTTTGGGGTGTTGAGTAGTTTCGTTACCGATGCGGCGGGGGCCTACGAATTGGCGCACAGGATTTTGCGCGCCTATGATAAGCTCGAAGGATTATGATCTATGCCCGGTCCCAATTATCCAGTGCCCCCGTCTCCGCGCGCTCGTCGTGCGGCGCTCCAGCCAACTTCGGCCGGGCTTGGTGGCGTTGTTGACCATCGCACAGGCAAGGATAAGGCGGGCTACTACATCCGAACTTTCAGCGGCCGGAAGCTCTATTGGGATCACGTTGATGAGCACGACTACAACATCAACGACATCGCGCATTCCCTCGCCTCGCGCGTTCGGTGGACTGGGCACGTCCGACGCATCAACGGGAAGTTCATCTCCATCGGGCAGCATTGCGTAGTAGTTCACGACATCATCGCTCGCATGCCGAATGCGACGCCGTCGAAGCGCAAGCAAGGGCTCTTGCATGATGGCGCGGAGGCGTATATGCCTGACTTCCCGAGCCCGCTAAAATGGTGGATGCGCGCTAGGGGCAACGACGAGCTTTTCAAACTGGAGAACCGTGTGGACGCGGCGCTCTGCAAACACTTCAACATCCAATATCCGTGGGACCCCGAAGTCAAGGAGGCCGACCTGATCGCGCTCGCGACCGAGAACCGGGACTTTATGCCTGACGGCAGCACTGAGCGAAACTTCATGCCCGAGCCCATGGCGAAGTCTATTATCCCGTGGGGGACGGAGCGCACCGAACGCGAGTTCCTGAAACGCTGGGCGGCAATCCTAGCAGAAGAAAAGGCAGCATCATGAGCTTCGAACGTCCTAGCCGGGGGCTATTGGTTTTTCAATGCGATGTCTGCTTCGATGAGCAGCATGAGTTTTCGAAATCCGATGGGGCCGACGTTAACAATTTTCAGGAGTGCTGGCGCGAGCTGCACGAAGAGGGCTGGACGATGAGCGGGCGGGATCATCTCTGTCCTGACTGCTCGAAGACCGCGAGGGCTGATCGTGACAACCCTTTCCGAAGATGAGCTTCTGGAGCTGCTCGGGCCGGAGCCTGTCAAGACCCCTTGGATACATCAAGAGCGCGAGTTCAATGAGCACCGGGACGACCGCTGCCGGGCTCTATTGTGGACGATGCGAACTGGCAAATCGAAGGCGGTCATCGACAAAGCGATCTATCAATACGATCAGGGCAATATCGAGGGCATCATAGTTCTCGCGCCGAACGGCATCCACATCAACTGGGCCATCAACGAAATCCCGAAATGGACATTCCCGCGTAACGACGTGATGAAGTTCGCATGGGAGGCGACGAAGCGCGCGGACTGGGACCGCATTGCGGCTCTCAAAGCGCTGTACGAGTTTCCCGGGATGAAATGGCTGACAGTCAATATGGAGGCGCTGACCGAGACCGGAGCGCACGGTAAAGACTGTATCAAAGCCATCAAGGCCTTTAGGACTGCCTGCCACGGAAAGATCATGCTCGTGATATCCGAGGCCCATCACTTCGGCCGCGCCGGGGCGAAGCGCACACGGCTCGCGCGCAACCTCAGCCGGGCCGCCAAGTACGTCACGGTCGAGACGGGCACGCCGATATTGAACTCGCCCCTCAAGGCGTATGCGATCTATAAAATCCTCGACGACCTCGCGCTCGGGCCGGAGTTCACAGGGGACTGCTACGAGAAATTCGCGCGTCGCTATGCCGAGTACGAGATCGACCCGAACGCGCCCGCATACCGCGCCAAGCGCCGAGCATACAAAAAGCTCAAATGCTACAAGAACCTCGACGAGCTTCAAGCGAAGATCGCGCAGTGGTCGAGCGTGGTAACGCGAGAAGACGTGGAGGGCATGCCTGCGCTCTTGCGGACCGAGAGAATTGTTGTTATGAGTGAGGCTCAGCGTCGGGCCTATCTGGAAATGGTTTCTCGGCACCTCGTTGAGATCGGCGATGACATGGTCGCGGCCAAGGATGGCGGTGCTCGTGTGCAGAAGCTCCAGCAGATTTTGAATGGGTATATCAAAGATGGCGACAACATCATTGAGATCGATCCTGAGCCTCCGATATACAACGCTCTTGTCGAAGAGATCACTGGCACGTTTCCTGAAAACTCCATCGTTTGGTGTAGGTATCGGGAGGACATTCGACGTGTCTGTGCGCGGCTCCGCAAAGACGGAATTTCCTACCTTGAATTTCACGGCGGCGTCCCAACTGGACAGCGTGAAGCTGTGCGACTACAGTTTCAGAACAGTGATAAGCCCGTCGTGCTTGTCGGTCAGCCCGGAGCTGGAGGCGAAGGCCGCGATTTCAGTAGAGCGCATGCTATCATCTTTTTCTCGTCAACTCCTAATGCCATCCATGTCAATCAGGGAGAAGAGCGAGGGACTGAAAAGTGGGGACATCCGGTCACCATCGTCCGCATCCGAACACCGGGAACAGTCGATGACCGCAACTGGGCCATCGTCGATGGGAAAACAACCGTGGCTGACGACATTAGTGGTCGGGGGTTGCGCGACTTGCTGATGAGGACCAATGTCTAAACATCCCCAACTTCGCGCCGAGCACCTTGCCGAAGGCGTCGCCTACATGACCGCGTATCAGCGCCTAGAGCGCGGCTGGAGCTTCGAGCGGGCGTGCAATGAGCCGACCCGAAAGAAGCGCCGGACGCGAACTATCGCCGAACGGAAGGTGTTCTATCAAGAGCACCAAGCCAAGCGCGGACGGCCCTCCCGGGGACAGGCTGTTGCGGGTGATACGTCCCCACTCTATATCCGGAAAATCCGCGCCGCATACTGTGACGGCTTCATTAAGACCGGCGTCCTCGACGAGGGGATGGCCGCCAAGCTGAGGGCCTACGCCGATGAATGCAGAGCAGCTAAGGAAAATTCTAAACGAGTACCCGCCGAGCCGAAAGCTAGTCATCATAGTGGACGGAGCGAGAGTGCTGGAAACAACCGTGCTGGAAGTGCTTCTCAAACTGATGGAG